GATATAAGGAGATTGAAGCGGATTGGATTAGTCAATGTCAGGCCAAAAAGGTTCCTTCTTACATAGCGCGGTGCTTGTATTGGGACAAGAACCAGAACCGTAAGAACTCACGCTACTGGTCTTACTGCTTGGAGAATTGATAGATATGAAACTGACCATAGAAGAAGCAGAGACTATACTTTTAATTTTTGAAGAATGGCAAATGGCAATTGAAGTCTTGGGTTCTGATATTGAATTAAACGATGTTGTTCAAATTCAAGATAAATTGATGGACTTTGCGACATGAAGTCATACACAAACATTTCAATTCTTGGTTACGATTTGATAGTCCAAAAGCTCAAGAAACCTTTTGAAGTCAGGATAGCAATAAAGAAAGAGGGGAAAGCGTTTGGCTTCAATGCGGGAAGTGAGCTTGAGGGCTTGGAAGAAAACCCCTCTATGCCATCAGACATTGAACTCGAAAAGATATTAAATTATTTAAGCGAAGAAGGGTTTCTTGACGATGGGAAAGAGTTAGACGAGGATAACTTCACTTGGATAGAAGGCTCACCAGAAATGAGACTTGCGGTTGGCTATCTTCCCGCGCACAAATTTAAACAGTTAAAATATAAGATAGAACAACATGGATAAAAGAAAACAAACGCTAAATGTGTTAGAGGCAATCGCTGAAGAATTAGAAACATTGGATATTTCTTTTTTGAAAAGCAGCGAAAGGTCGGAAGCTGAATATGCCGTGAACGAAGCCCTTCTGGATATTCAAGAGATTGAAGGTATATGCGATGCAGGGTAGTTTCTTCCCATTGGTAAAGAGGATAAAGTTTATGCGAGCTTCCGTTTCTGGCCAGATTTAAAAAAGAATTAAAATGTTTTGAAGAAACATATCTTCTTGTATTTTACTGATAATTTAATAGCATACGCCAGTTGGAGAACATCATGGGAAATTTGGTTAAAGCAAGTCAGAAAAGAAGAAGATGACTATACAATTACTGGAATGGAAGCCGAAACACACTTGGGTAGAATATATTTAGGTAGAGCGGCGGTAAATGTTAATGAATTTGAATTAAAATCCATACTGGAAGAATAAAAAACTTGACTTTGTGTTAAGAATCTGTTATTATTAGGGTATATGGCAAATAAACTGTACGATAAAGTTCATTGGGAAAGTAACAGCTTGGTTAGAACGAACTCAAGCATTAACCCCAAGAGAATCATTCCAAAATCTAAAACAGAGGATTTCCCTTACGGTGCTGTTACTGTCAGGATTCAGAACCAGAAGAAGGGCATAGCTACCGTTTATTTCAAAGGTGAAATTAAAACAAGGAGTTTTGGAAGCGGTAAGGACAAGACTTCCTATAATTACTGCGATTCAGAAGCGAGGATTACCCTGCCATTAGTTTCAAGTTGGAACAATGAGGCGTATAACTACTCCATGCAAGGCACACTCCCTAGATATTGGAGCTTGTTTAAAACTGCTCAAGTTTGCGATTGGATTAGGCACGAAGTTGAAGATATGACAGGGGCAGTTGTTAAGGATATACCTTTTAGTTGATATTTTTGTATGGACAAAGAACAAGAAAACAAGAAGAACATTCAACAAAATATGGCAGACAATAAAATTACAAATTGGATTATAGAAGCTACGAGTGGATATAACGATGGCTGGACACAACAACATTACCGTGATTTACTTCAAGGGTTGTACGACCAGCTTAAAGACCTTGAATTTTTAAAAAAAGATTAAAAAGACATGGCGACAAAAGCATCGACAGGTAAAATTACTTTCGGCAAAGGCAAAAAGAGAAGGAAAGGAATCAACTCTAAAAGTAAACACTCATGGTGTAAAAACAGTAAAAATTATGTCAAAGACTACAAAGGACAAGGACGATAGAATGATTATCACGGTTGAGAAAGGGGAGGAAGTCGTTTCCTTTCAGACTAGCCCCGACCTACACATCTCCGAGTTTAGGGACTTGATGATGCGCTTGGCAGCAGCGGTAGGTTATCACCAATCTAACATTGAGGAATACTTTCTTCAAGACGATGAAAAAGGTGAATGTTGCGGAGCGAAATACAACGAGCCAAACGAGGAAACTATTAGCAATTTCCAGAAGCCCAATGTAACACAATGAAGATTAAAATACCTATCTATTGGGACTTCAAGAGCCAAGAGGAAAGCGAAGTTATTGTGAATGTGCCTAATACAGCAGCCAAGAAGGTGCTAATGGACTTCTTAATGAGAAAAGATTACGGCAATAGGCGCGAGTGGTTAATTAAAAATGTACCAGAAATTGATTTAAACATCCCAAAAGAACTCTATTCAACCCTTCTTTAAAAAAATTTATTTAAATTTATGATGCTCAACAAAGACTTAATGGAATACCAGTTATCCTCCCATGACTCTAAAATGCTGGCTGATATAGAAGATATAAGGAAGTTTATTATGTATACAGTAAAGTCAAGCCAGAGTCACAATGAGATTTGCAGATGCTTGGAAGCCTTGACAGGTCATCGCGTTGAATCTTCTGACGAGGAAAACAAGAAGTGGATTTGCAGAGGATGAAACAGTACACCGCCATTACAGCAATACGAGAATCCATCCTCAATGCGGAGGATTCCAAGACGCTCAAACGAATGAGCGATATCGCCAACATCATGGCAGAACAGCTAGACGAGGTTCCAGAGGCAACCAAGAGGCGTTGGAAGTTGGCTGAAAAACGAGCGTCAGAGCGTTTACAGAAGGAAGTGGAGTCGAGCGCGGCTAAAGCTAAAAAAGTTGAACAGAAGCCAAATAGGAAGCAAAGAAGGAACAAATGAAAAGGATGATAGCAGAACAATACTGGAAACGAGAAGATGGAGAAGTAATCGCAGTCGGAGACATGAACGAGCATCACGCTAAAAATGTATTACGAAAGATATTAAAGAAAAGCAGACAAAGAGGGCTAGATGTTCTGGAGATGCGAGACAAGATTAGCCTAATTAGTGGTATGTTAGATGATATTAGAAGCGAGTTGTTATGAAGATTAAAGACACAAAAGGAAGGATGCTAAAGCGGTTCGCATCAATGAGTCGGAAGAAGAATGGCAGGGGAGAATGGACTTATATGTATTTTTGGGCTGCAAACCATAAGGAAGCAGAGGTAACATTCAAGGTTCTAACTTGTTCTCCAAGTCAATACATGGACTATAAATTAGAAAGGATACGAGATAAGAAATAACTTGACTTATGCTTTACTTTCTGATATACTAATATACTGATACGCAAGGATTTACTACTTACTGATATATGAACCCTTTACTTTGTCACATATTATACACGGGAGAACATTTGATTATATTTTTATTAGTTTTGATAATTTTAGGAGCGTATGTCTATACGCATACAGAAGGCTAACCCATTGACTAAAGCATTAAAGAGTATGAAGAAACATATACAAGTTATATTTAAATTTAAATAAGTTTATTTATTTCTACTGGTTGTATCGCAAAGATATAATTACAAATATAGCCGCCTTTTTAAAAAAATTTAAAAATTTAATTTAATACTTTTTATCCTTCTTCTATTATCATATTCAATACTACTCAACATATAAGAAAGTATATTATATTATTATTCTAATTTACTATTTATGAATGAATCGGCGCGAAATACTAATGCGCGGCATCCAAATACAATGCACGAACTAGGAATTTAATCAAGCCCTATTTGTGAATGACTTTGCCCGAAATACTAATCAATGAGTCTCAAATATAGTGCCGCCGCCCTATAAAGTGACATTTTTCGGCGCACAACCCAAAAACAGTTACATTATTAAAAAAATCATCAAAGACAGCCCATTTATATCAAAATTTATTAAAATTTATTAAAACAACACAAACAGCCCCAATATAAGCAACCATATAAAATAACTTTTATTTAAGTTTATTAAAATTTTTTTATTATTGACATTCGGTTCTGTTTATGAGACAATTAGGAGTGATGACAATTAGAAAGAAAGGTTCTGGACGCACAAAGGGCGCGACGAGTCTAATAGAGGTCAACCTACGAGAGCTTAACCGTGTTCTCAAAGAAGATTGCGTAGTCATGGTCGGGCGCAAGTATGCAGAGCAACTTAATCTTGTTACTGGAAAGCGCATCGTATCTAATTATGCGAATGTATCGGCTGCTGCGCCTCTTGACGTACAAGAGACTGAAGTAGAGGAAAAGCTATCTGTTAAAAGTATTGACTTTTAATCAAGACTCTGTTATACTACTTAAATGGTTACTACTGAATTTCCAGATATTATTGGGCAAGACAATGCAAAGAGAGTCCTTAACTTTTTTTGTAATGGCTATAAACAGACCAGTATTATGCCTCACCTTATGTTTGTCGCGCCCAAGGGTTGCGGCAAAACAACTATGGCCAAGGCGACAGCGCGGCGGCTGAAGGCTATAAACAGGGACAAGAGGTATTTCGAGATAAACTGTTCTACGATTAAGAACGTAAAGCAGTTCTTCAATCAACTCGTTATTCCCTATATGCAGGACAGGGATGCTACTATCTTGTTTGATGAATGCAGCGAGATTCCCAAGGATGTTACGATGGCGTTGCTGACCATCCTTAACCCGAATCCAGACAACCGAACTTCCTTCACTTTGGAGGACTATACTGTTGACTTTGATTTTCGGCGGCTATCTTTCATGTTCGCCACAACCGAGACTCAATCTGTATTCCATGCGTTGATGGACAGGCTGGAGCGCGTTGACCTAGAGGAATACACATTGGACGAGATGGGCAAAATTGTCTGCCTTAATCTGGACATTAAAGTTGAGCCGAAAGCATTAAAGGATATAGCATCTGTCTTGCGCGGCAATGCGAGAGCAGCACAAAAGATGGCTCAAAAAATTGATTCTTATTGCAAACAGTATAAAATTAAAAGATTTGATTATCCTCATTGGAATAAATTAGGTAAGATATTAAGCATATATCCATTAGGTTTAAACATAACAGAAATTATATTGTTAAACATATTAAAAGATAATAAAGATTGTAGTTTAACTAAATTATCTGCAAAGACTGGTATATCTAAACAAGCAGTACAAAGAGATTTTGAAATCTATCTGCAAAAGCATAGCTTAATGGATATCACAACTGCTGGCAGAAACATAACAGCCAAAGGTTTGAAATATCTGAAGAAACTTGCTTGACATTGAAGTAAGTTAGTAGTATACTTAAGAAGTAGTCAGCGACTGACTCAAACAAAAATAAATAAATAGATCATGGGAATGCGTAACCACACATATACGTTGGAAGTCGAACGCCAGACCGGCGGCGACTTGAAGATTAACTCGGCTCAACAGCTAGTTAAGGCAAATCAACATACCTCTCGTTACGAGAAGGTAAATAAGAAGGCTTTCTCGGCCGCTCTCAATGCGTCGAGTCCGCTTCGAACGCGTTAGCGTTCAACACGGGAGTCTCTGGCATGGTGCTGGACGAGATGTTCATGACAGGGTTAGTAGGTTATCCTAGTGAAACACCAGAGTAACTCCCCCTCTTTCTAGTCCGCCAATATAAAGTAGAGCTGGGCGCTCGTAAGGACATAGAGAACCAGACCCCGCTTCGGCGGGGTCTTTTTTTGTTGCCCATTTTCCCCATTTATTGCAAATAAGGCAAATATAGTGTTATTCTAATGATATTCATTCTCAAGAAGGTCCATCCTAAGTCATTGATTACCAGAGAGTTACGGCGCGGCCCTCCCCCCCCGCGCGTAAGTCTTTGATGCTCAACGACTTATCGTGTCACTTTTAAGGCTTGACTTACGTATCAGTGTATGGTATACTTATTGAAGTGAGTGCGGGAATGCTTAACATAAAAACAACCGAAGAAATTAAAGCTTGACTTTTAAAACAGTTACTGATATAATAAAAACATGGCTAGAACTACAAGACCAACCACAGAGAACTACAATTTCGACGTTAAAATGACGGAGTTGTACACGCCAGACCAAAAACCAACAGGATTTTGGGGGACGCGCAGGACAGACACCGGCCAAGTGCTAGGTGTAACGAGTGACAAGTATGGCTTGTTGCTAAACAGCGACCTCATTGACTCTGTCGAAGGAGCTTTTTCCGATAGGAAATTAGACTTCGAGCGCAAAGTCTTTGTGGCTCGTGATGGTGCGAGTATGTACGCTCGCTATGACTTTCCCAATGAACAAGCGCGTATTGGAGGTTCTCATAATGTCGGCGATACGCTTGGCATGAGAATCACCGCTCGTAACTCTTATGACCGTACTTGTACGGGCGACTTGGAATTGGGCTTGTTGCGGCTTATCTGCACCAACGGCATGAAGGGTGTCAAACGCGCCTTCGGTTTCAAGCAGAAGCATTCCCGCAAGTTGAATCTTGATGGGGTCGCTGGTGCTGTTGACCGAGCGATTGATGCCTTCGCTACTGTTGGGGAAGACCTCGGTCTGCTCGCAGATAGGTCTATTGACAACGACATTGGTGAGTACATTCTCAAGAATCTTGAGAGTGACAAAGTTCTCTCGACTAAACTTCGGGAGGAAATTGTGAAGTTGTGGTTCACGCCCGACATGATGCTCAACTATGGTAAAGGAGAGAAGGCAGAACGCAATCTGTACACTCTCTACAACTGCACGACTCAACATCTCACTCACAAAGTAGAGTCGGAGCGGTTTGAGTATGCGGATAAGGTCAACCAAAGCGTGTTGACTAAATTCGTGAAAGCTTGTAAGGAGAAAAAGACATGGGATAAGCTCACGCGCATCCCTACCGCGAAGGCGGAAGATGTCCTCGTTACGAGTTAGTTAGCCGCGCCTTTGTGTGCGCGCAAATACACGGGGGAGGTGCAACGCCTCCCCCTTTTCTTTTAACGGGGTAGCCAAGTGGTAAGGCGGGAGTCTGCAAAACTCTTATCGTGGGTTCGATTCCCACCCTCGTTTCCATAAGTCATTGCCCACCAAAGAGTTACGGCGCGGGGGGAGGCCCGCCAACCTAAGTCTCTGATGCTCAGAGACTTATCGTGTTACTTTTTAAGGTTGACATGGAGGCCAGTTCGTGTTATACTTTAAGAAGTTATGGGGAGTACGCACACAAAAACCGCACATATTTTGCTTGACACTTGAGGGGTTTTCTGCTATACTCTTTTGCGTTATGAGACTTACTGTCAAACTTGCAGAGGGACGCGTTGGTTCACTTTCCACACCGTCGAAGATGCCCGGATTTGGTTATAGCACACCAGCCGAGGACTGTATAAAAGGTTCAAAAATGCGGACAGTTGTTAATTCAATCTGTTCTTTTTGCTATGCGCTCAAAGGGCGTTACGTTTTCCCTAAAGTAAAGGCCGCACAGAAGAAACGGCTGAAGTCATTGGGGCAACTCGATTGGGTTGACATGATGGTTTTCATGATTAACAAGAGGGAGAAGACTGGCTTTTTCCGTTGGCATGATGCTGGTGACGTTCAAGGCATCTGGCATCTTGAAAAGATTGCAGAGGTTGCAAGGCGATTGCCTCACATTCAATTTTGGTTGCCTACGAGAGAATACTCCTTTGTTCGTGAGTGGATGGCTTTTGGTCGTAGGCCCGACAATCTTATTATTCGATTGTCTGCCCTGATGATGGACGGTGCGCCGCCTGTTAGTCTGGCGAAGCGTTTAGGCTTAACAACGAGCGGAGCAAGAACTGACGGAAGTTTCACCTGTCCGGCATCGGAGCAAGGCAACGAGTGCAAGGACTGCCGAGCCTGTTGGGACGATACGGTTGAAAACATTGATTACAAAAAGCATTGACATTTGAACAAGTCAGAGGTATACTTAAAAGAGATGAGCGTGATTTTCATTCTATTTCTAATATTTTTCGTGGCTTGGGGCTTGGACTACTTCAAGTATGATTAATTAGTTCTTGACATTGAGGGCAAAATGTGCTATACTTTACCCAGCGAGTGAGAGAAAAACAAACTACAAAATGGATACAAACATAACTTACTACAGACAGGTGTTCAGCAAAGACGATTGGGCAATAGGGATGGAGGGGACAGACCACGACTATATGGAACGTCGTTTCTGGGCGTTTTGGAACTGGAAAGCCACAAGCGGCAAACTCGATTGGTGGACAGACAACTTCGCCGTGTTCTGGACTGACGAAGCCAGATTCAAGCAAGCGGTGCTTGAGATATACAGGACGCAAGTCCTGCGCGATGTGGGAGCAGATACCTTGAAGGGACAGAAGGGCGGGGCAGATTTCTTTGCTCGTGATTGCGCGGATAGCTTTATGGACACGATGCTAAACGACGAGGTGTTCTACACGGCGAAGATGAGGGCGATTGATACAACTACTCACGCAGAATTAACCATTGGCGCAGAGGACTTGAGCGATTACGACTCTGTTAAAGCGTAAGACTTTATGACGAAAGCGAAAGAAGTTAGGAACGGGTGCTTGTATTATAACAAGCAGAGCAAAAGAGTAGAGCGGGCAATTGGTCGAGTAGGCAGGCGAATATTTACGTACTGCCACGACACTGACCCTTCAGTGGTTAAGGTCGATAACCTGATCAAGGCTAGCTCTAAGCAGGTAACCAACTATTTGGATGCTCCAAATAAAGGGAGGAGCTCCAAGATCAGGCGTGCCCTGAAGACAATAAGCAGTTTGAAGATTTTTTGATACAGTGTTGAGACCTCTCCGGCCATGGTGATCCGGGAGAGCCGGGTACAGGGTTTAGTTGTATCTCACCTTCATGAAACAGCCGGAAGGTCTCGACCCCTTAAACCCCTAAGTCGCAAAGACTTAGGGTGGGGGCCGGGGGCGGCTCCGTAACTCTCTCCGCACCAACGACTTACCTTTTAAAAAAACTTTAAAAAAAAGGTTGACATTTACACCTTAACGTGTTATACTATTGGAAGTGAGTGAGAGAAAACAACCAAAGGTTCGCAAGCAGGTGAAATGGAACACCGGCGAACGCATTCACAAAACTAAAAAAGGAAAAGGCTCTTATGATCGCAAAACTGATAAACCCAAAGAAGATAACTGACTTCAACAGAACAAAAGCAGACCTTGAATTGTTTGCTATTTTTGCTGTCTGTGTTGCCGGAAAGAAGTCACAACAAACTGCTGACAAAGTCAACGACCATTTCAGGGACACGGAGACACCAACCAAACGACTCACACCTTTCGAGACTATCAAAAGCCTTGTCAAGATAAGAGTTTTCGGAGCCTATTTGCAGATGGCAAAGGTTGGGCAATACAAAAGGATTTACAGAGCGTTAAGAGACTTGGCTGAATCTGGTATTGATTTGAAGACTTGCACAGTTGAAGACCTTGAAGCAATTCATGGCATCGGGCCAAAGACAGCAAGGTTTATTATTATGCATTCCAGACCTTATCAAAGGCTGGCAACCTTAGACACTCACATTTTAAAATGGATGAGAGACCAAGGGATCAAAACCCCAAAAGCAACGCCACAGAGTCAAAAATTATATAAAGAATTAGAACAAAAGTTCTTGACATTATGCGATAACTGTGGTATGATACCTTCTCAGTTAGACTTAGAGATATGGAAACAATACAGCAAATAGAAAAACCTAAATTCGCCTCTGCGCCTGATTGGCCGGGATTCTCAATGACATTCAAGAATGGTTGGGAGATATCGGTTCAGTTTGGTGGAGGGCACTACTGCTCCAACAGAATGAAGGATAGTTCATCCAGACAGAGCGAGACAGCAGAGGTCGCTATCTTCGCTCCTGATAAAGATGGTTTCCCTAGAGAGTGGTGGTCATACGACGAAGACATTGACAATGTAGTCGAGCAGCCAGATGAGAGCTTTGTAAATGGTTGGCTAACAACTGACCAAGTAGCGAGTATAATAAATATAATATCTAATAAAAATGAGACTAAATAACATAAGCAATAATGAGACGGAAGTCATCTTCAATGAGAGACTTGTAGACGACAGCAAACGAGCAACCTTCTTCTTCTCGTATGGGACACCAGTCGCTGCTAAGGTAGGTGTCAAATATTACAAGACAGAAGAGAAGTTCAGCAAAACAACTTCGCGCCATATCAATAAGTGGTTAGAGGGTGTCCGAGTCGAGGTACAGCCTCAGAACTGGTTTGCCAAGGCTATCCTTGAAGTACACGCGCCAATGTTCTCAACGTAACTTACTGGCGCAGAGAGACTTACGGTGGTGGGGGAGGCCGCGCGCGTAACTCTTTGGTACTCAGTAGGATAAGAGAAACCCCCCGCCAAGGAAAACCAAAAAACCTCGGCAGGGGGTCGTGTTATGAGGGAAAAGTGGGAAACCTGTTACATTTTTTGGAGTGCTACTCCTAACTAGGTGCTAACGTAGGTTGTATTCAGGCTTCCTAAATTTTGAGTCGTTGTCGCGCCACCAACAAATGCGCAGGTAAGTCCTGCTCCAGCGTAAGATGTCTTACCATCCCTGTCCCTAGCGCGTTTATAGCTTAAGGGCGATGGAGGCGTAGTAACCGCCGACTCTAAATCGTTCTGAGCGTCACGCTGCGTTTAAAGCGTAGCACTCAGATTCGGTGGCTAGATAGCCACCGCGCTTTGGATTCCGTCGAAACGGAATCGTTTCCAAAGGCCAGACTCCGTATCCTTGGCAGCCATTCCAGCGGAGTTGTCGCTCTCGCTGTAATTTGCAAACTGCTGGTCTAACTCGACCTTGTAGGAGTATGCCGTGTTGTCACTATTAACCTGTCCCTCGTGGACAGCCGGTATGTAGTCGATTAAGAATTTCTTCATATATTTCTTACTTCCAATAAATTAAGTATAACAGAAACTGAACCCAAAGTCAAGACAAAAGTTGCTTTAATTGGTTCGGGCTTAAGATTTCGTCTATTTCAGCTTCCATCTCCTTGGCCCATTTGACCTCCTCTGGCGTATACATATCAGCCCATTCGATAACACCCATGCACTTGCCCTTAAGGCCAGCCAATTTACAACGCAAGGAGATGATGGTGTCTTGTGCCTTGTGCAGTTTCTTTAGGTTTTCTAATTCACTCATAGGTTTAAAAATGCCACTCTCCAGTATCTAAACACCTCGTCGAATCCAATGACGAATCCGCAAACGATAGCCAGAACCAGCGCGAAGCCAATCACGGGCGCATAATAATATCGAAGCATTGCCTCTTTGTAGTCTTTTGTTTCACTCATTAGAATAAGTATAACAGGTTCTTGCGTAAATGTCAAGCCTTTTTTTAGGTTTCGTGACGGTCGCACTCTTCGCAAATCACGCCCCAATCGTATGGGTTGCCCCATTCCCTGACTTCGTTTTCTTCGCTGTCTTCTGCGCTGCATTGGTCACAGGTCAGCACCTTGCCTGTGAAGCGGTCAAGTGTTTTTTCGTATTTCTTTTCCTTCATAACTGCAAATATGATAACACAAAATGCCAAATATGTCAAGAACTTTATTGACCTAAAATATGCCTTCCGTTGATGCTGACTATGTCCTTCTTAAATATAGGATCCCCTGTCTCGACAGAAATAAAGCTTTTATACTTGTAGGGGTTGTAGGTAATCCTCTCACTCTTTTCACCATCAAAAAACGCAACGTTGGTTGGTGTGCCGCTGATATAGGCATGGACGTTTTTTCTCTTTTCACGTAACACTTTTTTCCTGCCCGCGTGCTGGACATGGAACGTCACATCTTTCAATGTGATAGAGTCGACATGGTCAATCACGATGCCTCTTTTCCTGACGCTCAAGCATTTTTTATGCAGATTATAATAAACTTGCACTTTTTTATTTAGTACGTTCATAAGTTTTCAAGTTGTGCTTGGAAGTTCGCAAGTGGGCTGCCCGGATGGGGCTGCATCCCTCGTTTGAACTGCTCCCATGTTGGGCGGCGATCTTCAGGGATTGTTTTCCATTGTCTCATTTGGCGTTTGCGCACCTCTTCTACTCTCTTGAACTGGTCATCTGTCGTATCTGTACCTCTCATAACTGGTAATAGTATAACAGAAATTGAGGAAAAGTCAAGCTTTTTTTTTGTTGTTGTAAACCATTGAGTACCAGAGAGTTGCGGCGGCGGGGGGGGAGCGGCTGACCTAAGTCATTGATAATCAACGACTTAAAGCCTCGGCAATTGAGCCGAATCCGCGGTTGAAGGCTTGGCGATACTGCCTTGCCTTTTTGACCCGCTGGCGTTCCGCTTTGGCGGCGGCTGCACCAGCCCTCTGGCGTTTCCAATCCTCAAGATTTTTGAGGATGGTCTCATTATGGTTTTGAGACATAAATTTAAAAGAGCGTCACGCTGCGTTTAAAGCGTAGCACTCAGACACGACAGCTTACCAGCCGTCGTTGCAGCCGTAATCCTCATCACCGCTGTCGAAACAGCCGTAATCCTCATCCGTGCCGAATCCAGCACTTGCCAGCACATCGGCGTCAGCCATTGCGTCGCTGTGGAAACCGTCCGAAGGCTCGTCAGCATCGCTGCTGCCCGATTCCTCGAATGACCAAACCGACTCGACCTCGCCGTCATGCTCGCGCATGACATCCGTGCCGATATCGTTGGCGGCCTCAATCGCGTCCTCAAGCCCGTCATGGCTCACATCGAACATACGGAAAAGTCCGTCCTCATCCTTAATGAAGTAGTGGTTCATATTATTTTCGTTTTTCATCTCTGTATTTCTCTCACTCACTGGTAAAATTGTAGCACATTTTAGGCACGAAGTCAAGTCCTTTTTCATCTTTTTCTTCACTTTTTTTTCGCGGCACAAACTCCTCGCTGACTGGCTTTTCGCGTGGGATGAAAGCGTGCTTTGTCACCTTCAGGGTGCGGCGGATGAAGCCAGCGTAATTGGCTCCGTAGACTTCGGTCGTTGTTTTTCTCTCACTCACTAGGAATATGATAGCAGAAAAGACGGAAGAAGTCAAGAACTATTTTCACTTTTTTTCACTTTTTTTCATGTCGTAAGTTACTGATTACCAAAGACTTAGATCGGCGCGCACCCCCTGTCAGCGTAACTCTCTGATAATCAGACTCTTAGCACCAGTAAGGATCGTTTTTATAGCACTTCTGACACTCCGGCACGGTGTCGCCCGTGTGCCCCTCCGGGCGATACCATTGCTCGCCGCAGCCTTCGCACTCGACGAGATCCTCCTCGGCATCCTGCGCGAGAATGGCTTCATTTTCCAACTCATCGCACCACACGTTCAACTCCGCACGCTCCTGCGCACTGGCCTCGAAAACTTCCTCACAACTAATCATATCTGTCATAACTAAGAACAGTATAGCACAAATGACGAGAATGTCAACACTTTTTTTACTTTTTTTTTAATTATTTTTGTTTTGTAAGTCATTGACTATAAGAGAGTTACACCGGCGGGCAGTGCGCGTGGCCGTAACTCTTTGATTACCAAGCAATTACAACTCTAAAAAAACATTTTTGAGGCGGCAATTCCTTCCAAGTCCAGTACGGCGAAGTCATCGACATTTTATAAGTGCCGAGATGAACCATATCTGTCCAATTCTTTAAATCTTCAGAATATTGCAATTTATACATTATAAAAGGTTCTAAATCTGTTAATTTAAAATAGATTCCACTTTCTAAACCGTAAGCATTACCATTTGGCAAAGTCTTTTGTTGAACAGGAACAATCTTTAAACTTGGTGCAGCGTTTAAACTAACAGAGAATAAGAATAAGAAAAGGATAATTTTTTTCATTATTTTTAGTAATTGTCTTTGTGGAATCTGCCTTTGATGGAGCTATCCTCAAAGCACTTTTCGATTTCAACGACTTCGAGCATTTCGCCCTTTGTCCAAGTCTTACCGTTAATGTCCTTCACGACTGTTTCGCCAAGGAACTCGTTGGTCATTTCCTTCTCGGTTGTTCCGAGCGGGAAGGTGTTGCCCATCACGCTGTTTACCGTGGCGAGGTTGTGGTTTCCCTTGTAGTTAGGGTTTCGTCTTACCTTGAAGGTAACATTTAGGAATCTAATCTTTTCTTTCATTTCTTTCATTTCGTTGTTCTTTCTCTCACTCACTTGTTATATCCTATCACATTTTAGCTTAAAAGTCAAGCTTTATTTTCACTTTTTTTAGCATCTGCCAGTAAACTCATTGTTGCTGACCTTGAGCGACCAGACCGTTTCGGCCGTATCGTTTTCGCGATGAATCATCACGCAGGTTTCTGGATTGTTCCAAGTGGCTTTACGTGCGACCTTAATCGCGTTTTCAAGTCCTTTATGACTCACATCGAACATACGGTAAAGACCGTCCTCATCCCGCACATAGTAGTATGGATTTTTCATATTTTCTTCAGTTATCTTTCTCTCACTCACTGGATATAGTCTATCAGAAAAAACGGTAAAAGTCAAGCTTTATTTGCATTTAATTTCACTTTTTTTTGTGTTGTAAGTCATTGGGGCGTAAAGAGTTACGATGCGGGGTAGGGCCGCAGCCCTAAGTCTTTAGTAGTTGGTCACTTAATTAGAGTTTATAGAAAGCGTGTTGGCCTATCACCTTGACTGGTTTCTTGCCCTTAGCCCAATAGGGCTTCTTCTTCATCCATGTGGCATGGTAGTGGTTAGCATAGCCCACATAGCTACGGCTCAAGTGCTTGACTGTCTTGGCTAACAGTATAGCGTACTTACCCTGTGGTAGTGTGAGCAGGTGCTCTAGGTCTTTAAGCTTCTTACCATTCCAACAGCTGAACTGGTAAGCCCTCAAGCATACCTGCTCTGGTGTACGCTTACGCTCAAAGGCACGCTGTGCTATGACAGCAGCCACAGCATACATACCAGCGTTGCCCTCACCTCTTGCCTCTGCCAGTATGGTGATAGCTACCACCTTATGCTCTCGTGTGAGCGTGTATGTACGGTGCGTATGCTCTTGCCCTGCTACCTTGCATATGGTAGCTATACCCCATAGGATGAAGAAGGCAATCAGTATCTTCTCTACTATATAGTTTTGATTTCCGTATTTCATTTGATTCAATTCCAATTCCATTCTGGTGCGCTGCCCTTGTAAGGCTTGCTCAAGCGGATTGTTTCGAGTGCTTCCTTGACCATGCGCTCGTCTGCGCGTGCCTTGGCCTGTGCTGCCTCGACCCTCTTCTGCGCCTTGTCTCTGAAGGCCAGCCCGCTAACCATTTCGTATGATGTCATTCTCTTATTTGTTATTCTCTCACTCACTGGTGATATCATATCACATAATCGGTTAATTGTCAACACTTATTTTCAACTTTTTTAGCACTCACAACCGAAGTCCCAGATCTCTCCATCGACTACATTACCGACTGCTTCAGCAGCTTCGAACATTTCCTCGCGTCTCTTTTCGAGAGCTTCGGTTTTCTTTGCCTCGCGGCGATTGCGTATGCTGAAGTGTCGGCGAATCTCTGTCATTGTCATTTCGTTTTTCATGTTGTTCTTTCTCTCACTCACTGAAGATAGTATAGCACAATCTCAGAAAAATGCAAGCTTTATTTTCACTTTTTTTTTATCTTATAAGTCACTGGTAGTCAGAGAGTTACAGCGGCGGGCAGGGTAGCCTCGCTAACTCTTTGAGGCTGAGTGGGTTACGTTACTCCCCGCAAAGAGCTTCGTCACCGAACCAGCCGAAGTCCTCGACGGCCTCGGCCAAGTCGCTCGCTCGCATGGCCGTAACCACGCGGTATCCTTCGTGTCCCTCAACGGGCGCGATGACACGGTCATCCTGCGCGTTGAGCCAATCGATGTGTCGGTCTTTTATTCTGTCCCTCATAACTGAAAAGAGTATAGCAGAATCTGGCAGAATGTCAACACTTTTCTTCACTTTTTTTACACCCCCTAGTTTATGAAAAGGTAGGGGGGGAGGGGTGTCAATATAGAGCGGGGTGGCCCTTTTTTCAGTCTCCCCGAGGCTTTTGAGTGTTTCTGATATACGCATTCCCAAAAAATCCGCCGGGGCTATCTCTAAAAAGGTGTTTCTAAGGTGTATACCTTAATATAAGACTGAAAGCTCGTTTAAGAAAAACGGACAACACGTTAATAGTTAAGAAAAAGGAAATAGACAATGCCAATACCAAACCCCAAAGGCCCAGAAGCTAAAAAGAAGTTCGTTACCAGATGCATGGGAGACAACGTAATGACCAAAGAGTTTCCTGATGGCAAACAAAGAGCCGCCGTCTGTTATTCTAAATGGAAAAAGGCCGAAGCGTCAAAAGAGACCGAATGGAAAGCTGAAGACGAGAGCTCTAAGGTCATTCTTTACTAGATGTTTTGGAAATAGGCCTTGGTTCTTTTATAACAATTGACTGAGGCTTAATGAGCGACACGTTTAAAAGAGAGGATACTTGGACTATATCCTGTCACACAAACCAACTGATCGCTCAGCTAGGCTACTTAAACTGTGAGTTACTCAACACTAAAAAGTTGAGCAACCTAACAGAGACGATAAAGTTAATAAATCAGTACGAAGAGAAATTGCAGGAATATATTAAATAAATTATGACAATAACAGAATCAAAAGAGTTAGAGGTGAAAATAGCAAATGATATTTTAAATAATATTCAATTTTCGCATGTATATCAATTAATAACAGCGGAAGCTCAAGCTAGGGCTCGAAGATTCGTTTCCGAAGCCACTGAAGAGCAGCTTCTCGAGGTGAAGAAAAAGATGGAGGAAACAGAGGCGGCAGCGGCAGCGGCAGAAGCGGCAGAGGCCGAAGCTCAAGCCGAGAAGAGTGCTAAGGTTGACTAATGAATGTGGTTTGTTTTAAGACAGGAGATAGATATTCTCCTGAATATGTAGACAAACTGTATTCAATGGTAAAAAAAAATACTTCTTTCTATTTTAACTTTATTTGCTTCACCGACGACCCGGTAGGCATAAAACGACACCAAGAAAACTACATAGACGTTCGGCCACTTCCGCACGAAGGCTTAAATCACTGGTGGAATCGAATGGCCCTGTTTAAAAAAGGGGTATTAACGGGGCCTTGCATAAATATTGACCTAGATGTGGTAATTCATGACAATATAGACGAATTATTCGAACTAGATGATAGTTTCTACATGGTAAAAGGGAAAAAGTTTGGCTGTTCAGGTTATAATGATTGCGTTGTGAAATTTAACGCAGACAAGCATAACTTTATGTGGGAAAAGTTTGTAGAGGATAAAGATCTGTTCGGCACTCAGGTCGACAACGCCATGACCTTAGTGCTTAAGCTCGGTAATCACGAACATAAACTCTTTCCTGATGAATGGTTTTGGAGATTTTGGAATGGCGAAGGGAGAACCTTGCAATCCAAATTTTGTCATTTTTCCATGAACGAAAGTAAGCAGGGAGAAATAGATGATGAGTTTGTAAAAAAACACTGGAGATGAAAGACTTTGATATTTTTGAATCATTTAAAAAAGACGTAGAATATCCACTTATTGCCGAGGTGAAAGTAAAGGACGGTAAACCCATTTTCACATTCGACAAGCTCAACCTCTTCGGGGAGTCTTTTTTTTCTGAAAATGAAAATGGATGGCTTAGAATAAATTTCCCCTACAACCAATCTGCAGGAGACGTCAAGATAAAAAAGATACAAGCCATCTTTCTAGCGAGGACTTTTCCGGCTAGTTCCACATTCTACCCTGTTCAGTTCAATAATAGGTGGTTTTACTGGACTCATCCAATTATTAGTGAGCTAGGGGACGATTTTTCAGTCAAATTCTATGGATAAGTCTATTTTCAGCTTTTTCTCTGGTAGTCATGACGCAAACTTGTCTATTTGCTTAAACGGCAACTCTATTTTCTCTTTAGAGTTCGAAAGAATTTTCGGAAACAGGTATTTTTCTACGACTAGACTTCTAGGAGAAGAGCAGTACCATGATTTTTGTGATTATCTAAAACAGATTTTGGAACAGAAGGGAGTCTTTCGTCCTCATTTCGATATAGGATTATTTGAGTGGTGGTGCCAACCAGAACTCGTTGAGTTCATGAGCGAGTTCTTCAACATAAGAGAGGTTCACTTTCAGGATGACTTAACTTTCCACCATAGGTCTCATGCAGCGGGGGCTTTCTATTGTAGTGGATTTGATGAAGCTCTAATTTTCAGCTACGATGGAAGCGGCAACGACGGTACATTTTGTGTTTTTGACGTTAGCAAGGAGAATCCAAACTTTAAACAAATTAATGACCGTGAGTTCATGCCTTACCCCACAAAATACGCGAAACTTAGCTTTCTTACTTCTGAAATTAGGAAACGAGATGGGGATCTCGCCTCAGACCTTGGGGGCGCGGGCAAAATTATGGGTTTATCCGCTTATGGCTCTTTTAACAAAGATCTATTCAATCGAATTTTGAATTATTTTAAATCTAATGAAGCAGGAATCGACTCTGTTTTTTTGGAAAACTTCAAAGAGTTTGATTATAACGAATTTGAAGGCACAGATTCTTATGATTTCGCCTTTAACGTTCAACTTGCTTTTGAAACATGTTTTTTCAAGAGCTTTCATGAATTTTTCAACGAAGAGAAACATAAGAACGTTTGCCTAACTGGTGGTGCAGCTCTAAACGTTTTATTAAATGAGAAACTCACTAAGACTTATCCGGACACTAATTTCTTTATTCCCTCTTCTCCCGGAGACAGCGGACTATCTCATGGCATGATAGCTGGGTACTTAAAGGATCAAGTCGTTCCGGAGGTTATGTATGCTGGTTGTCCAGTTTTGGATGAAGGCTCTTTACCTTATATCTTAGATCACAGACCTTGGAAAAAGGCAACACCGGAGCTGATAGCAAAAGAACTTGAGAAGGGTAAGATAATTGGTATCTGTCGTGGAGATAGTGAGACTGGGCCAAGAGCGTTAGGCAACAGGAGCATATTAGCTGACCCTCGAAGCCACCAAGCTAAGGACGCTATAAATAACAAGGTTAAATTTAGAGAATGGTTTCGTCCGTTTGCTCCTATATGTAAAGAGGACAAAGCTTCGATATATTTTGAAACTTCTGACAACGCCTGCTATAAATATATGTCCTTTAGTCCTCCCGTCAGGGAGGAGTATAGAAAAGTACTTCCTGCGGTGACGCATATTGATGGATCGTCCAGACTACAAACCGTCTCTAAAGAAGATAATGAATTTATTTATAATATACTAGACGAATTTGAAAAAATAACAAACATACCTGTATTAGTGAACACATCATTTAATAGTAAAGGAAAAGCAATACTTACTCGTTATTTGACAGCTATTCAGATTCTTGACTCGACAGAGCTTGATGCAGTGGTATTAGGAGATTACTATATTTACAAATGAGAACTCTAAAAGGACCTCCCATTCGTCATAGCGAGCTTCTTGGGCAGATTTGTCAATTCATAAATGCTGAAGTGATTGTAGAGATTGGCGTTCAACATGCAAAAACCTTTAGTGAGCTAGTTCAAGCAGCAAAAAAAACAGGGGGAATGGTTTACGGTTACGATTACCTTGCTCCCATTGGAGGATACACAGGTGAACACGCAGCAAGTGCAGGAGATGCAAAAATAATAGCTTCAGCCTTAAGAGGATATGAAGAATATTTTAAGATAACTAGAGTAGACACACAATCAAGTGAGTTTCCGAAAATCTTAAAAAACGACGTATCATCACGGCATCACAACGAAAAACACATCTTTCCAAGAATTGACTTCGCTTTTATTGATGGAGATCATTCGTATCGTGGCTGCAGGAAAGACTTTGAAACGATATATCCTCTTCTCGGTGATGATGGCATAATTGCCTTTCATGACACCCATACTCATATTGGCCTTAGAAAATTTGTCATTGACTTGTACGAAGATCTAAACGATGGAACCTTTGATATTATAAATTTGCCTTTTGGACACCAAGCACAAAGAGATGGGCTTACGCTCCTATCTAAGAGGAGTTATCCTAATACCAACAAAGGTATTACTGTAAGCACACATGACCCAGAAATGGTAGATAAAGACGTATATAAACTAGAAAATTCTTGGTATGATTCAGAGCTAAATAAAAGGAAAAATTTATGAGAGTTTTGGTTACAGGCGGCGCTGGGTTTGTAGGCACACATTTGGTTAAAAAACTGAATGACGCGGGGCATGATGTAATTAGTATAGATAATGCAATTAGTGAAAAACATGCAATCGAACAAAGATATATTTGGTCAGATATTTGTAGTTATGAACATCTTACTAAATTAAGAAATATTATTGAAGGAATTGATATTGTTTATCACCTAGCCGCGCGAAAGGATCTACAAGCATCTCACGACCATGTTATTCAGTACCATAACACAAATGTTGTTGGTTCCCTTAATTTATTGGAACTTTGCAGGGAAGTGGGAGTCAAACGTTTTGTCTTTGCTTCTAGCTGCGCGGTCTATGGAGACACTAGCCCCATTGGCTATTATAAAGAAACTACCCCCACCGAACCTCTAAGCCCTTACGGACTCCAAAAATTAACAGTAGAAAAATATTGCGGACTATATTCACAAAATTATGGGGTGGATACTGTAGCTCTAAGGTATTTTAACATATTTGGCCCCGAAACCGAAGCAGGAGTCATACCAATTCTTCAAAAGCAACACAAAAATAATGAACTTTTGACTATTTTTGGATCAGGCGAAAATTCAAGGGATTATGTTTATGTTGAAGACGTTGTAAATGCAACTATTTTAGCAGGAGAGCATAATACTGAACATTATGGCAATGTTTTCAACGTAGCCTCTGGAGACTCTACTTCTGTGAACAAAATAGCGTCAACCATCTGCAAAGATAATAAAAAAATAAAAAGGCTAACCCTTGAACCTAAGTTTGAAGCATCTTCCGTTTGTGGACAAATATCAAAAATTAAAGAAATTCTTGGTTGGGAACCCACTACCAACGTGCTAGATTGGCTATCTACAAGATAACCTAAGGAAATAGCTTATATTTGTCTTTATATTTAAATTTATTTATTTTTATTAATTTATTTTTATTAATTTTACTAAGGAAAAGTAGTTTTTCGCGCTTTTGGCGCAACTTAAATTTTTAAAAAAAAGACTTGAAAAAAGTGTAAGTTAAGTGTATAATTATTCTACTGGAATAACATGTTTAAATTATGAAGAAATTAGTAACATTATTGTTATCTATTGTCGGTCTGCATCTTAGTTATGCGGAGGAACCCACAACCACGCCCTCTACTTCCATTAGTTTGGAGGCTGGTTACATTGACACCCTGCACGTTAACGGCGTGCCGAGAGTCACGGAAACACCATATATCGCTGCTAAATTTAGCAAGCCAAATGCATTGTTTGCCGACACTACTCTTTCACTAGATGTTTCTGGTGGAGCTTTGTTGGCGGGTCCGAACGAAGACATCTCTGAGTCCCATTGGAACTTGGCCGTCGGGAAAACAGTCGGATTTGAGAGCTTTGGCTTGAGAATTAGTGGTGAGATTTGGAGACACCAGAGCGGAACACCTAGAGTACCTGACAGCACGGAAATTGCTGCTAAGGTCAGTTTGGTTAATCCTATCGTTTCACCTTATGTTAAGTTGATTAACGATTTTGATTTGGACCAAAAGGGCTACGCCGTAGGAGCGGAAACGAGTTGGACCTTGCCTGTAGTGGGTTTGGACCTAACTCCCGACGTAAGCTGGTACAGTCTGGACGACTATGAGTCATTTAGGGCTGCTGCAACCGTTTCATATTCGGGCGAATCACTTTGGGGCTTTAGTCCCTTTGTAACTTTCGCTTGGGTTGACAACGATTTTGACGTAGCTAACTTTAATTTCGCTTCTTACAAAGCGGAATCAGAGCACTCTTGGTTGGCCGGGGTGAGATACAACTTCTAGTCTGAAGTTGTCTAGATTAAACTAGCGTAAATAAGTATTCATTATAAAATAATATGAAGAAATTGACAATTAAATCAGTTGGTGTAGTTCCTTTTGCAAACTTTTTGGGTTTGCTCGGGGTTATTACAGGCGTTATCGCAGCCATGCTTCTTCCTGTTCTGGCCTTAGTCGGAACAGGTGGTCTTGGTGATGTTGATGCGGCAATCAAGGCAGTTAGCGCTGCTGTCACTGGCGATCTAACCAGTGTCGTTACCTTAGGTATCGGCGGATGGATCGGCGGAGCAGCCTATGCTTGGATCGCTAACGTGGTCTTGGGTATCACCAAGGGTGTTACCTTTGAGCTCAAGTAAGAGTTCTAAATAGTTCAGAGATATAGCCCCTCACCTTTTTATATGGGTGGGGGGTTTTTTATGCCCTTTAAGGGGCTTAGAAGGGGTGCTCACGGCGTTTTTATGACGAAGAGGTATAATGTGTGTATATATGTTTAGCATGTGGAAAAAACTGAAAAATCTATTTAAAAAGAAAGATCCTGAATCAGAGGCGAAAGTCAAGGATCTGACTTTAGAAAAGGTTCTTAAAAAGCTGCCTAAGAGGGCTAACGAGACACCAGAAGAAATAAAGAGACGCGTTAAGATAAACAAAAGAATTACTGAGTCGAGGTCATAAATTTCTTTTCCCCCAATATTCATGAAACTTCATTACTCTTCTCTTTTTCGAAACCCTTTCCTAATTTCTGGTAATCGTCTTTGTATGAATTGTTCTTGAGGAATTTCTATTTCTTGATGAAACTCTTTTTGATGATCAGCTAAGGCCTTCACTAATTTCTTTAGTTCCAACACTTCGGTTTCTAGCATATCTACGGCTTGTGTGATGTATGCAGCTTGTACGGATAGATCGTCGGTTGCTCGGTTTACTTTATCATCTACAGTAGTTGCTCCTTTCCATACTATAGCGGCGGCTCCTATGACCATGGCTGTGACCACGGCCGACACTACGGTTCCTGCTACTTTTTCTAGTTCAAGCTTCATTTTCTTTCTTACTGTTTTGCCTTTCCCTCTTCCAAAATACTCTATGCCAATATTTACGCAAATGTTTCCTCCATGCCGGTGATCTGGTTAATTTGCTTTTTCTGGCCATTCTTCTTTTCTTTCTTGTATGGTCAGTTTTTCTTTTTTGTTGCCGTGTGCGCTATGTCGCGGGTTGCAGCAGCATTGGCAACGCGGTTTGTTGTCTCTTGTTTTTTCCAACTTATTGGTTTCGTAATTTATATTAGTTCTTATTGTTCTGCTCATTTTTAATCCTTAATGCATCAACGTGGACTTCTAAAGAACTGACATCATCTTCTATAAACTTTAAACGCATATTTTGCTCTGCATCGGCAGGAAGCGACCCGAGTTGGCCAAGAGGCCACTTTACGCGAAATTCTGAATTCATGGTAACGCTATCCTTCATTCTTAGGACATCTGTTTCTAAGTGAGAAATCTTAGAAGTCAAACCAAAATACCCCCAAACAACCATCGCTGCTATTATTATAATTTGGATTAACCATTTGAGGCTGATTCCCAAACTTGTCTGATCGTTTAATTTAGCATCTGTCATATAGCTATTTACACTTTAACTTTAGTTTCTTTTCCTTCCATCTTTCTTTAATGCGGGTCATTTCTGCTCCCCAAGTTTTGCTGTCAAATTCTATGTTTTCCCTGCTCATAGCAATCCACCATGCTAGCTTATCCTCCTCAGGAGATATCCAAATACCGGGTTCATCATCTTTTCTGTATCCCCTTTTTTCGAGTTCTTTTGAGCCTTCTTGTCTAGTTTGCATATTACCTCCTGTCTCGTGGGTTACTTGGGGGCTCAGGTATTCCTTTACTTATGGGCCTAGATGGTGGTGGAGTTGGATTACGAGTGGGGGTAACGACTTTACCAGCAGGTCGACTACTTCTTCTGTTGCTCTGGCGATAATGGTTGTGATGATCATAATGGTGATCATGATGTATATATAACGATGTTCCGAAAGGACGAGGGTTATAATGCTCTCTAATATATACTGTATCGGGCGAATAGCAGGCAACGCAAGTAGCAAGAATTAGCATAAGCAATACTATAAGAATTAGCTTGATTATTTTTTTCTTTTTATTTTTTTTACCAGCCATTCGATCTATTTACACAAAAACTATATTGCTGGTTTTATAATAAAAGTTATCTTCCTCAGAAGTCCCTTGGACAAAAACTGGTTTTCTTAAGGCGTAAGTATTAAAACGAGACATTAATTCGTAAGCCCAAACTACGTCTAAAGCTACATTGCTGCATAAACCCGCCGATACGTATTCGAGAGCGGACTGAACCGATTTAATATTGTAAAAAGAAACAGCATGGGTTGAACCCATTCTTTCCAAACGTACTAAATGAGGATACCCCTTTACTTCGTAATAGACCTCTTCCCATATTCCTTCTGGATCTTTACTAAACGCTGATATTCCATAATAAAGAATATCACAATCTTTTGGAACAGGAAAGTCCTCCAAAGATCTTATTTTATTAGCATCGCTCTCTAATACGAGGACAGGGAAAAGGCTACTGTTTTGGCTATAGTCTTCTTTTATTTTAGTTAAGGCCTTCAACCAAGCTAAGTTGGTCCCAGAAGTTTTAGAAACGCCGTATACTGGTGTGATTCTCTCGTAGTCATACGAAGAAGACAGCTCTTCCGTTATCTTATAAATTTTCATAAGATAAATCTACCTGTCGAAATATGTCAACAGATATTAAAATCCAGAGCCAGATGAGCCGTCGGAACCGTCGGAACCGTCAGATCCGTCATCGCCAGTTGGGGGAGCAGGAGTTGGATCGGGAGCCGGAGCGCCAGAAGAACCGTTACTACCCGCTGAACCATTTGATCCGTCAGAACCATCTGAAGGAGGAGGAGTTGGCGTTGGGGTTGGTGCCGGAGCGCCAGAAGAACCGTTACTACCCGCTGAACCATTTGATCCGTCAGAACCATCTGAAGGAGGAGGAGTTGGCGTTGGGGTTGGTGCCGGAGCACCAGAAGAACCGTTGCTACCAGCTGAGCCGTTGCTACCATCTGAACCGTATGTGCGATTAGTTGTCATTGTTACTCTTTTGAATTGTCTAGAGTTTCCAGCAAAACCACACTTTGGGCATTGCCTTTTTCTGCTAAATAGTTTTCTAAACATATTAAACATAACCTTTGTTTTTTATACAATTTTTTTTTATAAAAGACCAAAAAAATTGATATAACTTCTCAGATGGCAAAAAAAATAATTGTTACGTGGCATGCTTCTCACGAGGCAATAGTTGGCTTGACTCTTGAGGAAGAGCTTGATATTAAGCAGTTTGAAAAAGACTTAAATGAGAACTCTGACCCCTCTGAACCGAATGGAGCCTTGATTAGAATAGAACAGATGACCAGAGAAGGAAAGGTTGATTTTCAAAACATGGCCAACGTTGTTCTCAAAGATTTTAAAGTTAGAGAGATTTAATTGCTTTTATTGAGTGTCGCTTACTTTCTTACTCCTAGGATTGCACATAAAAGAAGAGATTTTATCTAGCTTAACCTCTAATTTATTAAATCTACCATGCATCATCTCGGTAGCTTGAGATAAATCGCCTTTTGTAACATAATTCTTAGGTAGGTCAATTGCCATTTCTGTTAATCTTTGAGTCATTTCATCATGTTTCTTCCATAGTTCATCTATACTCTGCCAAAATCTTTTTATTATAACGGCGACGAGGAAACCCCCGATAGCCAGTACTGCTTCTATAATGTAATGAATATTTTCCATCCTTGATCTTTCTTAATACACAAATTTATAAAGTGTGGTAACTTTTCCCTACTTCTCTTCTGGTAGTTTTGGGAGCTCTTTCATCTTCTCTCTTATTGCCCTCTGTTCTTCGTAGCCTGCCTCTCCCCCTTTGTGAAGGTAATGAAAACCGCCATTGAGTGGAAGCTTCTTCTCAATCACAAGTAATTTCAATCTGTCATTGGGGACGATCATTTTAGTCCCGCGATCTGTCATATAGAAAATCGTTTTTAAAAATCCGACCCTAACTATTCTGGCTTGTCGTCCACTTATGTACAATACATCATCGTTACAAAAATCTTTACCAACACATATTAAAAGCCCTTCTACGGCTTTATGTATCGCGTCTTTGAAAAGTATACCAAAGAAAGCTATAATTAGTAACCAACCATATGTACCTATTAATTGTTCTGCGGCCTTTTGTATTTCGGGATCTGCTAGTGAGTTGCTCATTCAGTATAGTTTATTACACATCTATTTCCCTAAAACCTGTGTAATATATTTTATATGGAAGATCAAATCGCAAATGCCGGTCAAAACTTTATCGGCGAACACGGTTGGTTACTCGTTGCGGGAGCAGCGGGTTTAATTTTCAAAGAGACTATAACTAGCTTCGCAGCTGCCGTATCCATGTCTCTTTTCGGAGGAATAAAAACTGACGATGTCTATAGTATGGGTGGTAGAGCCTGTAGAGTAGTAAGGGTTGGAATAAGATCCACAACTTTCTACTTTGCAGATTCTAAAACTCGAGTAGATATACCAAACGAAGACATCAAGAGTTTAAGGCTCGAGAAGAAGATAGCACCAATGGAAGACGAGAAAGCGTAAGCTAGTTATAGATCATGCCTAAAGTTAAATTTGACCAATTGGCCGATTCTTTAGATGAATTGGATAACCCTCAAGGAAGAGCCCTCCAGAGAGAACCCATACGACCTCGGGAGAGATTCCACATAGAAGACTTTAAATGGACCAATAAGCAGAAAGAATTTATTAAGATAGCCTTAAGTAAGGAGTCTAAAATTCTTTTCGGTAAAGGTCCAGCAGGATCTTCCAAAACTCTCCTTAGTGTTTATTGCGCTCTGCATTTGCTCTGCGAAGGAAAGGTTTCCGAAATAGTCTATATTAGATCTGCGGTAGAAAGCTCTGATTCTAGAATGGGATTCCTTCCGGGAGATGCAGATCAGAAGCTTCATTTCTACAATTTGCCCTTCTTGCATAAGATGGAGGAGCTCATATGCCCTAACGTAATAAAGAAATTACAAAAAGATGAAAGAGTATCTACTTATCCTGTTAATTTTTGTCGAGGTATGAGTTGGAATTCGAAATGCCTAATATTTGATGAATGCCAGAATAGCTCTCTCAAGGAAATTGTAACAGTATTAACTAGATTAGGTATGGGTTCCAAATGCTTTGTTTTAGCTGACCCAACTCAGACAGATTTGAAAAATGGAGCTAGAGGAGGGTTTGAAAGAGTAGAAAGCTTATTCTCAGACAAAGAAAGCTCAGACTTCGGAATAAACACCTTTCAGTTCGACGAGAGTGATGTGGTTAGATCGGAGCTTGTAAGATTTTTAGTGACTAAGTTTAAAGACCTAACTACTATTTCTCTTTAATATGACCAACGAATTTTTTCGAGGGCTCTGTCGTTACTGTTTGCCTCCAGCCGTCTTTGTGTAGAATATTAGTTATACACCCGCAGAACCTTCTGACTTCTTTTTCGGGTATGTCCCAGAAAAACGCATGCATTATTTCTTCTACCATTACCGCCATCTCTCTCTTGGGTGTTAGATCTGGTGAAATATGTATTTTAGGACCTCTGTAGTCTGGTGGGTCACATAGTCCGTCAGCGTTATAACTGTAGTGGGGTTTCTTTTTTAATATCTTATATCTTACCCCGTCGTTGTTTGTAAAAGTGTAGTCAGCCATAATATTTTATATTTAAACTTACTTTTAGTTGTAATAACTATTTACCTAGTTGTAAAAAATTATGTCTAAATATAACAAAGCCACTTATTGCAAGAACTGTGGAGCCTCGAATAGTTGGGCTCTAAACCGAAAGAGTTCTTTGTTGAAGAAGCCTAAATTCTGTAATTCCTGTGGTTCTAATCTAATTACAGGCAAAATAGCCGAAAAGGGAACAAAGGAGACTAAAAATACTGAGGAAGAGGACGAAGACGTCGCAATTCCTGATAATATTCCTCCATTGGAGTTAGATATGAATGCTTCGTATTTTCCAAAAATGGATTCTCAATCTTTAGGAAACTTGGTTTCGCCAGCTTTTAAGGAAAACGAAGAAGAATTAACAGATGGCAGCTAAAAAGAAACCCAACGAAAAAGTTAAATTAGAATTTGAAGACTTTATCAGCACTATAGACGAAGAGATATCCAAAAGGAAAAATAAGTGGACTCTCACCTCTATTGCTTGGATGGATTTCGAAGATATTTCTCAGATTCTTAAAATACATATATTCAAAAAATGGCACCTTTATGATCAAAGCAAACCTCTATTACCTTGGTTGAATAGAATCATATCCAATCAGCTTAAAAATTTAATAAGGAACAATTATAGTAATTACTGCAAGCCTTGTCTTAGGTGTGCGGCTGCGGAACCAGACTCTTCTTGCTCTATATATGGAACTCAGGATTCTAGATGCCCCCTCTATAAAAGATGGGTTCTGAAAAAAAAATCAGCCTACGATGTTAAGATGGCTCTTCCGCTTGAGAACCATAGAAATGAGGTGAATGAAAGCCTGACTCATCCTTCCAGCATAGAAACTGGAATAATCAAGCTACACCAAAAACTTAAAGAGACCCTCAAACCAAACGAGTGGTTAGTATACAAAAGTTTTTATATAGATAATGAGTCGGAAGTGGATATAGCTAGAAAACTAAACTTTAAAACTACCGAGAAGAATAGGAGCCCCGGATACAAACAGATTAAAAATATACAAAAATCTATCATAAGTAAAGCTAAGAGAATATTAGAAAGGAACGAGTTGGATTGGTTATGAACGAAGATAATTTAGTTTTAAACCCAGAGCAGAAATTTGCTTTAGTTTCGATTAAAGATAGATTTCTCGCTGGAGATAAAGTAGACATATCCTTAATGCATTTGATACAAGATGTAGCAGGTTTTGAGGGTAGGGACGGTAGGAGTAAAGAAGGCAGAGCTGTCAAAGCTTTCTTAAGTGAAATAGATCTGAACGCTGTCCCTGCTAGCGAATATCAGAAAGTCGACAAACCGGAACTTCTAGAAGAACACAAAGAGTTCATTCGTAACAACAAAGGGACAATGAAGTACGTAGAGATGTCTCGCATACTATTTAGTAACGAAAAGCTAACTAGCTTAAGCGCTGAGACTAGAATGGTTACGGAATACTGCAAGAGTTTGGATGGAGAAAGCTTTGAGACTCCCGAAGGGGAGCAGGAAAGGTACGAGTATAAACCTCCAAAGCACCCAGATAGAGTTTTGAGTAGGATCAATAGATATATTTTAGATAGCGGCATAGACAAAGATAAGGTTAGCCCTAGACAAAAAAAAGATATAGAAAAGTTAATGGGTTATCTTCATACTTTTAGATTCTGTCATCAGATGAGTAATTATAATAACGGAACAGAAAGAGAGCTTTTCGAGTCTTCTTTCGTTAGGTATACTCACGACAAGCCCGATTTAACCCAAGAGGAGGTTGATCAATATATAATTCTTTCGGGAGAGGTTGTTATAGCATCGAATATTCAGAGAAGAGTAGGTAGGCTTACAAACTTATTAGACGAAACAGCGATGGATACTGAAGGACGAAGGATATCTATGAGCTTAGTGGAAGCCATAAGTACGGCTCAAAACGAATACAATTCATCCGTAAACAGACAGCATAAATTACTAAGCGACCTTAAACAAAAGAGGAGCGATAGGCTAAGTAAGCAAGTTCATGACAACGCAAGTATTCTAAACTTAGTTGAAACTTGGAAGGATGATGAGAGTCGAAAAGAGTTGATAAAAATGGCAGAGTTAAGAAAGAAAACAATTAAGGACGAGATAAATAAACTATCCACTATGGACGAAGTCAAAGCAAGGATATTTGGTATCTCAACAGAGGAGGCTCTCAATGGTTAAATGCAAAGTTGACGGAGAGGAGTTTGCGACAGAAAAAGAGTTGCATATGCATCTACGCAAACATAAACTCAGAATGGCTGAATATTACCAAAAGTATTATCCACGTAGAGACTTGCTGACTGAGGACTTAATTAAGTTTAAAAATAAAAGTCATTATTTTTCTAATCATTTCAACTCTAGAGTCAATATGCGTAAGTGGTTAGAGCAGGCTCCTCAAGAGGAGGCAAAAGAGTTTTGTATGAATCTATTAAAAGAGAGAATAGAGAGAAGGGGAATAAAGTATTGCCCGACTCAGGTTGAGATGAGGACCTCGATGATGCCGCCTATATTTTACTATCAACAGCTTTTTGGCAACTTTTATAACGCTTGCAAAGATGTTGGTTTAATTCCTAGATTTACTAAATTTGCGACTGAGCCTATAGAAGAAAACATAGAAGAAGGCTACGAGATAATTATCGACACCAGAGAACAGAAGCCTCTTAACATAAATTATGAGACAAGAAGAGAGGGCTTGAAATTTGCTGACTACTGGCTCGATAAAGAAGATAATAAATGCTACGTAGAAAGAAAAGAGACTAAAGATTTCATAGGAACTTTCACAGGAGGCTGCGAAAGATTTTCTAGAGAGTTAGAAAGAGCCAAAGAGAAGGACGCGTATGTTGTGGTAGTCGTCGAAAATTCTTTAGATAATATGATGAAGTTCAACTATCTAAAATATGTGACAAAAAAAGTGCAGGTAACGCCTGAGTTTGTAATGAGAAACGTTAGAGACATAATTCAGAAGCATGATAACGTCCAGTTCCTTTTCGCCAAAGGCAGAACAGAAGCTACAAGACTAACAAGGAAGCTATTCTTCTGTGGGACGAATTATAGAGACATAGACCTACAATTAGCTTACGAGTTAAAACTTTTATGATATGTGGTCTTGCCCGGAAAAATATAAAATAGAAGTCGAAGACGTAAACGATAGACTGTCTAGGCTCGAAGGCTTCCTTGATGACAAAACGGCGAAAATCACTCTAGCAAAGTTTCTGAGAAGCAACCTATACTTTACGACATATCTTTTAACTGGCATTAAGCTGGCTCCGTATCAGGAAATAACGCTGAGAGCGTTATTCAATAGGAACTTCAGTATGTGCGTATGGGGCCGTGGCTGCGGCAAGTCTTTTATAGCTTCTATATATTGCTTCCTCCAGTGCATTTTTGAGCCTAATACTAAAATACTTATAGCTGGGCCAACTTTTCGTACGGCAAGATTCATTTTTAATAACATAGAGAAAATAGTAGAGACTAGGGAAGCTGCTCTGCTGGCTCAAGCCTTCGGAGCTAAAACAAAAAGAAATGACCAGTACGAATGGAAAATAAATGGCGGTACTATAACAGCCATCCCCTTAAGTGGCGAAAAGATTCGTGGTTTTCGTGCTAACGTACTTGTGCTTGACGAGTTTATGCTTTTGCCAGAGGACATAATTAAAAATGTTTTAATGCCCTTCTTGGTCGCCCCCCAAGACATGACAAGAAGAATGCAGATAAGGGAAATAGAGGATGAATTAATACAGCAGGGAGCAATCGAAGAAAAGGACAGAACCGTGTTTACGAACACCTCAAAGATGATAGCTTTGTCTTCTGCGAGTTACACTTTTGAAAATTTATATAAGACATACCAAGAATGGGTAGGCAAAATAGAGAGCAAAGAAGATAAACAAGAAGCTAAATACTTTGTCTCCCAATTAGGTTACGAAGCCCTGCCTGAGGAAATGATAGACAGGACTATTATTAATGAAGCTTCAGATGGAGGTTCCTCTCATTTCTCTTTTCAACGAGAATATTGTGCTCAGTTTACAGATGGTAGTGACAGCTACTTTAGCGCTAAGAAGATGGACCTATGCACCTTAACGGGCGATGAAGAGCCTTCTACTTTGGTGGTTGGTAGATCTGGCAAGAGTTATGTTCTAGGTGTTGACCCTAATATGAGCGATAGTCCTTCGGCTGACTACTTTGCTATGGCTGTAATGGAAATAGATGACAGTACGGGTCGGGGAATTTTAGTCCATAGTTATGCGGGCTTGGGTAGCTTAAACAATCATGTAAAATATTTAGCTTATCTACTTCAAGCTTTTAGTATTGTTTTTATATGTCTTGATAATGCTGGCTCTGATACATTTTTGGATAGTTGTAATGAGTCTCAATATTTTAAAGACGCTAGGGTGAATCTAAAAACGATTCCTTTGAACTCGGATGCAGAGGGACTAGATTATCAAAAATCATTAAAGCAGGCCAAAATAAAATATAATTTGGAGAATAATCAAATTTGTTTTAATCAAGTTTTCACAACTACTTTTATTCGCAGAGCTAACGAGCATCTTCAAGCTTGTATAGATTATAAAAAGGTCTTGTTTGCTTCGAGGACAGCTTCTAACGAAACCTTTTTTAATAGAACAAGTACTCTTAGGCTTCCTTATCCTAAAAAAATAATTTTTACTGGAGATAGAAAAGATTGGACTATGCTTGATTTTATAGAGCATCAAGACGACATGATTTACCAAACAAAAAAACAATGTAGCTTGGTGGAACACAAAACAACTTCTAGGGGGTCTCAAAATTTTGACCTTCCACAGCACCTTAAAAGGTCCACTTCCCCTAATAAAGCAAGAAAAGATAATTATTCAGCATTAATGTTGGCGAATTGGGGACTTAGGCTATATAACGATATAACTAGGACGGAAGTCAATAACAATAAGGAGACTTTCGAGCCTATTATGCTTTTTTAAGTGTAACTAATATCAAATAAGCTGTTATGCCGTCAAAATTAACAACTGGACAGATAGATGCTGATACTTTTACTCAGTTTATTCATGAGAAGGCTTCGGGAACTGCTACCAACACAAGCGGATTTTACGCTTATAGCAATCCGCTGGGTTTTTTAGAGACAGACAGCTTCACCGGACATAGCGGAGTATTATCTGGGCAGACGACTACTCTAGTGACTGCGGTTAGTGGGGCTTTGGATAATAGTGGGTCATTGCTTTTCGACAAGGCGGAAAGTGTGTCGGGTCATGCCGAGTCCTTCACTACCGGCGCAAGCGGTAAGCTGCAAAATACTATAGTTTTCTGCTCGGGGCAATTCTCTTCAACTAGTGGAGAGTTCTTGAAGTCTGGTAGTTTTTACCATACAGGTTCGGGAGACTTTTCGGTTTCTGCAGCATCGGGAGCCTTAGCCTTTTCTTCTGGTCATAATGATACGCAGGGGCTTTTCCTTGCGACAGGAAACACGGCAAATAAAGATGCTTGGGTTAAAATAGTAGATAAGCCAGAAATGACAGGTTTCGTTGCTACTTCTAGCGGAGATTTAAAAACTAGCTTAAATACTACCGGAACAAATCTGAATACGTCTATATCTAACATCTTAACTGATGCTTCTACAAATTTCTCAGCAGTTAAAACCTTCAGTGCAGGTATAAAGACTAATAAGATAGAACTAAGTGGAGACGGAGTGACACTTAGGGTTAATGCGAATAACTCTCTTACGTTTGATGACGTAAGTGGTTCGTTACTCACTATGTCTCCGGGATATGGATCAGACTCTCCTGTCTTTTCTGTAACTGATAAAGCCGGTCTGCCTCTTATAGATGTTTACGATGACGATAGGCTGAACTTTGGCCCTTATGGCACAAACCCACTAAATATTAGTGGGGAGCGTGTATACTTTGGAAATTATAAGTCTTACATAAGCGGAAGCACGATATCTCTTAGTGGTAACCCATTAACGATAAATGATGTATTTACAATCAGTGGTCTATCTGGTGGGTACGTGTTCTTGAATAATTTACCCGAATGGCCTAATATAGGTGGGCTAAATAGTGGTGCGCTTTTCAGAAGCGGTAACCCGGGAGTAGGTCCCGGAATATTATGCGTTGTTTAAAAAATGACAAAGAAAACAAATAACAAGAAAGAGGAAGTCACACCAATGATGACGAGCTTTGCCGCTTCGCCATATACAACCGTCGATCAGTCAAGTAGGACGCGCAGGAATGTTGGAGGCCAGATAAATAGGACAAATAGGTATGAGAATATCGAGAACGGTTTAGTTCCCTACAAGTTTTCTAAAGGCGTCCAGAATAAAAGTTCTTTGGATGTGAGTGACGTCGTTATCCTTTGTCAAAAAGCTTATTATAATTTTTCAGTTTTTAGAAATGTCATTGATTTGATGACGGAGTTCTCCGCTACAAAAGTCTATTTCACTGGTGGTAGTAAAAAGTCAAGAGATTTTCTCGAAGCATTGTTTAGAAAAATAGATCTCCAAAGTTTTTTGGATAAGTTCTTCAGAGAATATTATCGTTCCGGGAATGTTTTTGTTCATAGGTTTGACACAAAGATACAGCCAGACGATTTAAAAAAGATCACCCAGACTTATGGCGCTAACTACCTGAAGCTTACCGAGGAAGAAAATACCTTACCTTCTAGGTATATAATTTTAAACCCTGCTGATATACAAATGGGGGGGAATATATCCTTTAGCTCTGGGGTATACTATAAAGTTTTAAGTGACTACGAACTAGAGAGACTGAAGAATCCAAAGACTGAAGAAGACAAGCAAGTTTACGAGTCACTAGACCCAGAGACCAAGAAAGCTTTAAAAGGGAGAAACCTTGGAGTACTTAGTATACGGCTAGACCCCGATAAGTGTAGTCCAGTCTTTTACAAAAAGCAAGACTACGAACCATTCGCTGTACCTATGGGCTTTCCAGTTTTGGAAGATATAAATTGGAAGTCCGAGATGAAGAAGATGGATATGGCTATAACCCGGACAACTAACCAAGCTATCTTGCTCATCACAATGGGTTCAGAGTTGAAAGACGGAAGTCTCAACGTTAACCAAAGAAGCATCGAGACAATGCAAAAACTTTTCGAAAATCAATCAGTTGGAAAGGTTTTAGTATCAGACTACACAACTGAAGCAAAATTTGTTATTCCTGACATTGCTGGGATTCTTGATCCTAAAAAATACGATGTTGTTAATACTGATATACAAATGGGACTAAACAATATCTTAGTTGGAGAAGATAAGTTTGCTAATACTAGCATCAAAATTCAAGTCTTTATAGAAAGATTGAAGCAGGGAAGAGAAGCCTTCTTGAATCAATTTTTATCCCCAGAGATTAAAAGAATTTGTAAGTCGCTAGGCTTTAAAAATTATCCTCAACCTCATTTTGAAGAGATTGAATTAAAAGATAAGACTACTTGGAATAGGGTTGTCGCTCAGCTTCTGCAATATGGAGTTTTGACTGCAGAAGAAGGTCTTCAGGCTATCGACACGGGACGTCTACCCGAACCAACAGAATCTATAGAGTCCCAAAAGAGATTCAAGGAGTTAAAAGAGGAAGGTTATTATGCTCCGCTCATAGGTGGGAGCCAAGAAGAAGGTCGGCCTGAGGGAAGTAAATCCCCGCAAACAACGAAAAAGGTTACCCCTGTTGGAGAAAACACGAGCGGTTCTCAAAAGTTTAGTATTGAAAAGATTAAGCAGAATTTGTCTTTAGCTGAGAAGCTTGAGACAGAAGTGCAAGAGCATTTAAAATTGAAATACGGAAACAAAAGAGTTACTAATAAAATTAGAAGCCTTGCGAATGAAGTATGCAAGGTGGTCATGGCTAACGAACCGGCAGAAAAATGGTTGGATAAAAGCAGGAAGTATGTAGATAACCCAACAGACACTAATTCTAAAAAAGTTAAGGAAATACAGAGTATAGCTTATGAGCATCAAGTAGATGATTACTTAGCAAGCTTACTCTACGAAAGCAAAATTTAATAAAAATGAGCGAACAAGGCAATATACAAGACGTTAATCAGTACATGGGGGCAGATACAGTAGATATAATTGTACCGGATATTCCCCTACCCCCAGAACCTGAAGAAAAAGCAGAAGAAATAGAAGATAAGGTTGATGGAGCTTTTAAATTTGCTTTTATAGGAGCTGGTCAAGGTGGATCTAGAATAGCGGAAACTTTTCACAAATTAGGCTATAGGAAAATAGGTATTCTCAATACGGCTGAGCAAGATATGAACAGTATCAATGTGGAAAACAAGCTTTGCATAGGTACTGGAGGAGCTGGTAAAGATAGAGCCGTAGCTGAAAAATGTTTTAACGAAAGAAGAGACGATGTTTTAGATTTTATGCGTCGGTCTTTCGGCGATGATGTAGACAGAGTATTTATTTGTGCTGGAGCCGGAGGAGGCTCGGGAGCGGGTACTTTAGTTCCTCTGGTTGAAACCTGTAGGGAGCTTCATGAGTCTATTGGTGCAGATAGTAAGAAGGTTGGCGTTATTCTGGCTCTGCCGAAATATTCAGAAGGTAGGAGGGTTAATGCTAACGCATATGAGACGCTCAAGGATGCGTGTGACTTGGTCAAGAAAGGGATGATCTCTCCTTTGGTGATTATAGATAACGAAAAAACTAGCAAGATATACTCTAATGTGTCCGTAGCTAACTTTTGGCAGACAGCTAACATGAGTATGGCTGGAGTTTTTCACTTATTTAATATGACAGCCTCGAAAGACAGTTCGTATTCATCTTTCGATTCTAGTGACTATAAAGGTGTGCTTGATTCTGGTATCGTAGTTTTTGGAGCTACTCCGGTCCCGGATTGGAAAGACCCAATAAACATCTCCAGAGCAGTGAGGGGTATTGCTCAAAGCGGTAGTATGTCGGGAGGTATAGATATAGCTACCGCTAATACAGCGGGAGCTATTTTGATTGGAGGGAAAGAGGTTTTAGATAACATCCCCCAATCTAATCTCGATCAAGCTTTCGATCAGCTTACTAGGATCCTCAGTTCGGGGAGTACAGTACACAGGGGTATATATAGCGGTGACAAAGAGACCCTTACCGTTTTTACCATCATTGGTGGAATATCTACCCCTCAGGAGAAGTTAGACGAGCTAATGAAGCTAGGAGATTTAGAGGAAACCCCTTAAAGAAAATATTTCTAAAAGTGGAAAAAACAATGTAATTGAATGTATATAATAGGAGAAATTTAGAATGGCAAATACAGATACAGCTTTTATTTTAAGCAAACACGGCAGCCCGATCACTCAACTTACCAGTGGTGCCGGGGCTGGTAAAATCAAATTCATCGTTGGGGGTGCGGTCAAATCGGCTTCGGATACAACTGCCGGTAAAGTAGGTCCGACAGGGATCGTTCTTCCTCTTCACGGAGCGAGCATAACAAGCTTCCCTGATCATGACTCTACGATGAGTCATACAGCTACTAACGTCATAGGTGATCCCGCAGAAGGTAACTATGCTTTGACTTCAGGTGATTTGTTTAAGGCTGACTCTGATTGGTCAGAAAAAAATGGTGGCGCACAAAAATTTGTTAACGCTGTACTTGACTCAGCCTATAGAGGCTACACCTCGGGTGTTGCTCAATCTAGTGGGCTCAGCAGCATGACAGTTACAAGGGGAGACCTAAGTCTCTCAAATACTGCCGTCAACGACGGCACGGGAGTTATTAATACTTATAGCAGAAGCTATACTGTAAACTTTAAATACTTTCAGTCTGGAACCATTAATGCTTCTGGATCTCTTGATCCTTCCAAGCCAGATATTGCGGATGATAATTCGGACGGTGCTCCGTTCTAATTGTAGAAACTGCTTTTTCCTATTTTAAACCCCCCATGTTTGTGGGGGTTTTTTTTATTTTTTTTATAAGTTTTTTAAAAATAAGTGTATAAACTTTTAGGCAACTTGATGCAATTTAATTTTAAGATGAAATCTTTAGATCTAGACTATGCCATAGGAGCAAAACCGACACTAACTTCTAGTATAGAAAGAACCTTAAAAAGGGACGACTTAGCTATAGAATTTTCAAACAAAGTTCAAGAGATACTCCTCGGCAAAATTACCTCTCATAATTTAACTAATGATGTTGAGGTAAGTCTAGATCAAGTTACTAAGATTTTCAAAGATAGTTTTGCGAGCTTCCTTAGACCAAGCTTTGCTTTAGCTGACGTAAACATATTTCTCAATATGGCTACAGCAGGAAATGTTGATATGGGCGATCACTTTGAGCCCTCAATAGAGGAAATAAAAGAGGCAGAAAGAGAAACTAAGGGGTACGGTCTAGAGAATTATTACTTTAGGAACGTAGATGATCTATATCTACAAACTGATGAAGAGATGAAAGCTGAAGCTGACACTTGGCTAGCAAGTGTAACGTAAGGAATAAAAAAATGGCAAGATCATTATCAACACCCACTCAAGGACAAGCACCCGTTGGCAACACAGCCAGCAAAACAGGAGCAGGCGTAGTAGTAGCAGCCGTTACTGGCGGTACTATTGTCATAACAGACATACTCGCTTCTGCTGCAACAACGATAAGCACATTAACAGGGGGAGGCGGAACTATTCTAGCTTACATGCCCGCTGGTGCAAGCAATTTTACCTCTGGTCTTCCTGTCGCTACTAGTGCAGGCGTTTTTAGCTCAGCCGGAAATGTTACTATAAATTATTATGTCAAGTAAAATGAAATATACTACAATTTTCAGCTCTAACGTAAAGCCTGTAGTTTCAGAAGAGAGGGATAAATATCTAGCTTTAGCATCAGCTATAGAAGTTGCTCAATTCGTACCAGACATAGATACCGACAAACAAGTTGATTTATTGCCAATAGCTTTTAATGCTTTTGTTGCTAATAGGGTAAATAGGAATGGCGATGTTGTAGATACGGAAACAGCGCTTGCCTTCTATAAAGATTTTAAAAATAAGCCTATTAATGTTGAGCATAATAGAGACAGGGTGATTGGGACTATTTTGACTGCTGGATTTTCTGAATTCGGTACAGACAAAGCTCTCACAGAAGAGGAAGTAGTAGATCTAGAAGGTCCATTCAATGTAACCTTGGGGGGAGTCATTTGGAAAGTAGTAAATGAAAGACTAGCTAGCCTAATAGAAGACTCAGCTGATCCTAGTAGCGAAGACTATATGAAGATTAGCGCTAGCTGGGAGTTAGGTTTTGCTGATTTTAATTTGGTGCTTTTAGAGGGAAATGATAAGAACATAGAAGATGGGACTATTATCGATAGCGAAATCGAAATTAAAGCCCTAGAGGGGAATTTAAAAGCAATGGGGGGAGAAGGCAAAACCAAAGATGGAAAATTTATATACAGAAAAGTGGTTGGCACAGTTGTTCCTTTGGGTATAGGACTAACAGAGACCCCTGCTGCAGATGTTAAAGGCATATCTACCGACAGCACTGCAGAATTAGAAGATCTACAGAGCAAATTATCTGTAGAGGAAAAAGAAGACAATTTTGCTGAAGTTGATAAAACTTCACAAACACAAGAAAATAATGTAATAATCCAAAACGAGGAAAAAATTATGAAAATAGAAAGTATTAAAGACATAACTAACGAGTCTTTGAAGGAGCTTTCCGCCTCGGCTGTCTCTGATTTTATCGAATCAGAACTCAAGGAAGCTTCCGAGAGATTCTCAGCCGAAAAAATCAAGGTGGAGGCGAGTCTCAAAGAAGCGCAGGAGAATATCGCCGCTGTTACTGCAGAGGCCGATAAGATCAGGGTAGAACTGGATTCTGTCACAGACAAAATGACTAGTCTTGAAGCTGAAAAAGCAGAAATGAAAGCTGAAGAGTTATTCAATCAAAGAATGGCATCTTTAGACGAGAACTTTGCTTTAGAAGATGAAGACCGTCATGTATTGGCTGAGCAGGTCAAGTCTCTTGATGAAGAGGGATGGGAGTCCTTCTCGAAGAGAATGGACGTTCTACTTAGAGACAAGTCAAGAGAAGTCTTGGCAAAGCAAGAAGAAGAGAAGAAGACTACTGAGGTTGAGGCAAAACCTGAAGAGTCCAAAGCTTCTGATAGTGTCGTTGAAGACGCCATTGACAGAGGTGAGGAGGAATCAGAGGTTGTGCCTACTTCCACGCAGGCTTCCGAAAGTTCTACTTACGATAAATATAAAAGCGCTTTTAGCGTAGAACAATTTGATATTAAATATTAATATTTTAGGAGATAATAAATTATGGCAACGTTTGTAAAAAACACACAACGGCTGAAGCCTTTTAGGCAACACGCTGAGACAGACGTCGTTAACCTTTTCAGTCTGAAAGACGATGACGGAGACGTCGTAGCTTCTTATGCTGACCTTAAAGCCGATGGCGGTAAGGTCAATAAGGGGCTCGTTGTTTCTGTTAAGAATGGCTGGAAAAACACTGACGACCCTGTAAATAAAACTGGTATCGGCAACCCCGGTGCTACGTTTTCAAACACGGTATCATTCCGTTACGGCGCAGCTGCAACAGTGGAACCTTGTGCTTCTGGATCTCAACCTCTCGGTTTAACCATTTGGGACGTCGCTGAAGTCGACGAAAATGGTGAGAAGTTGATTTACCATCCGCGCAAGGCCGCTGAGATGCAGGCTGTGGTTAGTGGTCAGGCAGTTCCTGTCTTGACCAAGGGTATTGTTCTCTATAGTGGGAATCTGACTAGCGGTGGCGCTGATGGCGTTTCGGCTGGTGCTAAGGTTTACGCTGACATGCTTCGTCAGGGTGATCTGAGTTCCTCTGCTACAGAGAGTACTGGCGGAGCAAGCCAAATTCAAGTAGGCACTGCTCTCGGGGCTACTGATGCTGATGGTTTCATTCTGTTGAAGCTTGACCTCTAAGATTTAAGAAAGGAAATTTAAGAAAATGAGACTTAAGTTAAAAAACACCCCAGAACAAGTGGAACTCATCAAAGCGATGGGTAACAAAAATCAGCTTGTTGCACGCGAAGCCTCAGAAGCTTTTGCAGCTTTTCTAGGCCCTGTGGTTCAGAAAGTTTTGCAGCAGGCCGCTACGGCCGGAGCCATCTACACGGATGCTCCATTTAATCAAGACGAAGGAGCTAGCTATCCTCTAGACTTGTACTATAATGAAACCAATGATGGTTACGTTAGTGTATGGTCACAGAACGTCGCAGGTGGTCTTCCGACCTCTCAAGACGTCTCTGCGATTCAAGAGTTGAAGATCGCTACTTATCGTTTGGATACAGCCGTTTCGATCACCAAGAAATACGCCAGACAGGCTAGACTCGACGTAGTCAGTAAGCTTATCGAGCGTATGGCTCAGGAAGTACTACTCAAGCAGGAAAGAAATGCTTGGGCAGTGGCTCTTTACGCATTGGCTAATGCGAGCACAAGTCATGTGACTGCTAGTTCCGTTGGAATTACGTCCTTGGCTGCTGGTTCGCACGTTATCCCTGCGTACAACACTAATAGGTTCCAGCTCGCTGACCTTAACAAGTTGATGACTCTTAATAAGAGAATTAATCAGTCTTGGGCAGCTGGTACAGCCGATGCCCCTTTCAGTGCAGGGATTACTGACTTGTATGTCAGCCCTGAGATCAAGGAGCAGATTCGCGCTTTTGCTTATCAACCGATGAACACAAAGGGCGCAGGTCAGGCAACCCCGAGAACTGACGTTCCGCTTCCGGATAATATTCGTACCGACATCTTTAACTCTGCTGGTATGCAGGAGATTTATGGTGTGAATGTTGTGGAGCTTAACGAACTTGGTATTGGACAGAAGTACAACACCTTGTTTGACGAGTTTGATAGCGGAAATATTGCTCCTCATGCTTCTACTGCTGGCGAGGCTATTGCTTTCGCTGGTGCGACTCATGAGCTGTGTGTCGGTCTCGATAACAGTAAGGGTGCGTTTGTTCGTGCCATTTCTGTTGACGCAGACACAGGCGATACCTTTACAACTGCCCCTGATGATCAGTTTACTCAGAGAAATGAGAGAATTGGTTTCTATGGTTCGTTGGAAGAGGGAAGAGTTTGTATTGACTCCAGAGCAGTCGTTGGTTTGACAGTTTAGTAAACCAGAGATTATGTATATCGAAGCCCCCTTTTCGGAGGGGGCTTTTTTTATTCTTTTGTTGGGGTGTTTTGTGTAAAAGTATGTATAACGGAGAAAGGATAAAGTTATGGCTGCAAAGAAAAAAACAACGACTAAGCGTAAGAATACGCCCACAACGAAGACAGAGAGTAAGGCGAAAGTAAGAGTAAAAGATATGACTCAGACTCACGCAATGGAGGAAAAGGAATCTTTTCAAAAGACTACTTTAGACCAAATTTGGGGTGATACGGGATTTTCTAAGTATGGTACTCAAGACGAGCAAGAATATCTATTGAGCATCAAAGGCATGAATAGAAGCGACCTTCATTCTCATGCGGTTAAATTTGGCATCTTGCCAGTTGATAATAGAGAGCTTTTGACAACGAGACTTCTTAGGGAATTTAAAAAATTTCTTTTAGCTTATAAAAAACCATCAAAGTCTCAAGTGAAAGAAGGTAAAAAGACATCTAAGAAAGCTACCTCTATTCTAGCTGAAGGTAGATAAGGTGTAATTATGTCTGTATGTCTCATACTATTAAGACAGGACAGTTAGACCTTGGTGGCTTAAAAACTTATTTTTCTACTAATCTCTCCGGTAGTGCTGAAAACACTTCCGGTTTTCTCACTTATTCGAACCCTTCTTCGTTTTCAACAAACGCGTATGTAACTGGTATAAGCGGAGACATATCCGGTTATATTGATTCTGTAAGCGGAGACATATCTTCTAATCTTGGCCAATCTGGTGTCGATTTGAGTGGCTACACCACCTCTATTCGTGCAGAATTAAAATCTGATATAGATTTTGTAAGTGGCAAAAATACAGAGTTAAGTGGGAAATATTCTGGGACTAAACTACTTTCTCAAGATAATGCTGCTGACATAGATTCTCTGAGTGGTGATTTAATTACGACAGGTCAGACTCTTTTATCTTGGGTAACGGGAGCAAGTGGGGCAGGAGTTAGCGGGTTTGTTACTGGTTTGATGAATGAAACCAGTGGTGTTCTAGACCAAAAGGTAACGAACTTAGATGTTAACTTAAGAAGTCATGTATTATCGGACTATTTATCGAAAAGAGACTCAGGTGGCACCGCAGGTGTATCAGGGGAAGTCTCTTTCCTTAAGAAAGCTAATTTTAAGAGAGGTGTAGAACTTGAAAGAGTAGCTGCTCATGATGAGATATCAACATACCAAAGCGGGACTAGTGTCTATTCTCTAGTTAGTGGTCACACTGAAGCAGGCGCAGCTCATCAAGTTATGACCAGCTTTTTGAGATTTCCTCATTCTGGGGATAGTGCTCAACAAAATGTAATAGTGGGTTCATTTATGTATAGTGGGAGTATATCGTAATGGGGTCTAGTAATGGTCAGATAAGAAAGCTCACTAGTGGCCTAGTAATGCACACTAACGAGCTTTACTATAAAAGCTATGGTGGAGAGCCCACTAGAAATTTAATGCCTGTAGCGGAGTCTAACAGCGGCTTTAGCGCTAGGTTAGGGGGCAACGCTCACGCCTTCTACAGAATATATAAAGATAAAGACCCTCATCAGCAAGGCATGTTTAAATCTCTAGCTCCCGGAAGCATGACGTACAAGGATGTTGTCTATAAATATAGATGGACTGGGGCTAGTTATCTTATGGGTCTACACACTTTCAGCGCTACTGATTACGCTTCTCTTTATTTAGACATAGGTTCAGAGTACACTTTATCCTGTGAGGTGTTCGTTTCTAAGACTCATTACAGAGCAGACAAAGCATTATGGCCGGTAATGTCTATAAAGGCTACTGACCAAGCTAAGTCTTACGGTTATTACGATTTCTCTAAAAAGGGCACTTGGCAGGTAGTTACGATATTAGTAAGCCCCAGTTTAAGATCTACCACCACAGCAACCTCAGGAACCAGCAGCTCTGGTTCGGAGAGTGGTGGTAGCTCAGGTATAAGCGGAGTAGTGCAAACAAGTCTTCACCATACAGTTTATTTCTGGCCACACGAAGGAACCACTTCAAGTAGTCAAAAAAGCGATGGTTATATTTTGTATAAAAACCCACAATTAGAAAAAAATAAAAAAGCCTACCAAGGTAAGACTCATAGAACACAGTTTTCTCGCGGCTCTAGGGCCGCTTCTAACAGCCTTAAGGATATAAGTGGCAACAAGAACTCATTAAGTGTTATACGGTCAGAATTTGACGACAATGCCTTACCTTTGTTTTCCAAGAACAAGTATCAAAATCTAGGTCTTACGGCTACTGAGAGCGGCTTTTCGTCTACTTTTAATATTGGAAGTACGGCTAAAAAGAGTTATGAATTTTGGGTTAACTTGAGCTCAGCTGACGAGGGAATATCTACTTTGCTTTATTCAGACTTAAGCAGGGGAATGAACTTTACAAATCAGAAAAACATCTCCAGAAAGCAGCATATTTTTATTAGTCAAGGCAGAGTGCATTGTAATTTATATAATGAATTTGGTTTATCTAGTAGTTGTTTCACTCAGGACGAATGTATTTACTCTTCCACTATCGCTCATATAATAGTATCTGTTAATATGAGCTTATCTAGTAACAAAATTAAAATCTATGTTAATGGTTATGGAAAGTCTGTTGAAAATGTTTTTTCTCTTCAGTCACCGAGAGACTTGTCAGCAATAACATACCCTATGGATTCTAAAGGGAAGTTAATCTCTGATACTAATATAAATTATAAAGTTTCGTCATATAATGAGGACGGAGAGTCTGCTTCCACAGATAATAGAAAAGTCTTCATATCCGGATCTAAACTTGGAGTTTTATTGAATTGGCTAAATGTCTCTAACGCAAAGAGTTTTTTTATATATAAGTCTGTAAATATTTTAAATAAATTTAGCAATATTTCTCTATTAGCTAATGTGCCCAATCCTTTTTTTGGAGGTGAGCCAGACGCCATGATTAGCTTTAAAGACGATGGCTCTGCGGCTCTGAGTTCAGGCTCCCCAAAGTCTAGTTCAGCATATTCGAAATATACTTTAAAGAATACAACTTTTTATGATGGCACTAATTTGAAGCTGTCTATAGGAGACTATCCTATTACTGATGATAAAATTGAGGAAACGCATTCGCAGGGTAAAATTTATAAAGTTTCTGTATACAAGAAGGCTTTGTCTTCTTCGGAAGCTTTAAGTAGCTATATACAAGGCTACAGAGATTTTAATTTAAATAGCAGCACGGCTGATTATAACTTTTCGGTTTCTGCTGGCGCTTCTATAGGAGGCCTTGGAGGATATTAAAATGGCAAGTAAGGTAAATTACGGAAGATATAGAGTAAATACAGATGGTCTGGTTTTTAGAGTAGATGGATATAGCCAGAGAAGCAAAGAGCATAATTCTGAGTATTGGAGGGATCTAACCCCAAGCGGCTTAGATGTGAAGCTTGAAAATAGCGGGCTATACGATGAGACAAGTGGCTACTATAAGTTTAGAGCAGGTACATCTAACACCTATGCTGCACTATCCGGGTCTAACTTTACCGGCGTAAGGTCTCTGGGAGTTTTCAAGGATAATGACTCCAGTTTTACTATAGAAACTTTTTTTCAAATCAAAACCGGAGAAACTTATGCGTCAGATGACGGAGCTGTAATTTTTGGAAATACTGATCACAATAAGAGCGGCTATTCCTATGGCTTTGTTGCTTCAACGGGACAGGGAGGCGGCATTAGTGGCCTTAACGCTGTCTTAGCTAGCGTTAAGAAAGACCAAGGCGCTAATCACCCTTGGACCGGAATCACAGGAGTTTTATCAAACCCGGTTTCTCCGTCTATTCTACCTAATAACTTCTATCATGCTGCAATGACATATAACGCTTCAGACGGTGTAGCTATTAGCTATTTAGATGGAGTGGCTAAAGGGACTGGGCAACTTCCAAACAACACAGACCTCATTAACGGATCTGGTCTATCAACAAACTACGAACAGTTGTACATAGGAGGAAACTCCAGTTCTGGCATCAACGTTGACGTAGGCATGGCTTCAGCCTACAACAGAGCTTTGTCTAGCGGGGAAGTCTTTGGCAATTGTCAGTCTGTGAAGCATAGATACGGCGGCGGATATTAGTTTTGAGATTTGGCTTTTTAAGCCTTAAAACTAGTAAATGAATGAAGTTCCTTTTTACGAGGCAGCCAAGCCCCTCTTTAAAGAAAAGTCAAGAGGGCAGATAACCGCAAAAGATGTAATTCTAAAGATTAATGCTTTTTCTTTTGGGGATACTCTTGCGGCGACACCCACATTAAGAAAACTAGCCCATTCTTACGCTAAAAAAATCATTGTTGCCACCAGTAAGCCGTTCTTATTTGAACATAATCCGCATGTAGAATTTACTATTAATCTTAATGATTTTAAAGACGAGTTTTATGAAAATTATGAAGTCTTAGACACTTTTAACTCGATAGGTAAAGAAGATAAAGCTGGCATAGAGTCAAAATATGGGCTCTTTGACATAAGAAGGATACATTGCACTGAGATAGGGTTTGATCTCAGGCCAGACGAGATGCACTGCGACTACTATCCGGGACCTACTGAATTTGAAGAAAAGGATCAAGAGTTTATTAATAATAATAACTATGTCGTTATCCATATTGGAAAAAATTGGCCCAGCAGAACTTGGCCGGAAGATAGCTATAAGAACTTAATTAAAAGTTTGAATGACGAAGGAGTTGCTGTGGCCTTAGTGGGTTTCGATCAAAATCCAGATCCCGGAAAATATGATCACGATAAATCTTGTTACGCCTTTGGGGACTTTAAATTTGATGGAGTCAGCTTCATGAATAGGACTAGTCTCGATCAAGATTATTATGTGACTGAAAATTCAGACGCTTGCATTACTCTTGATACAGGGCAGCTCCATTTGGCAGGATGCACAGATACGTATATTGTTCAAATAGGAGCCTCTATCAACCCTTTGTGGAGAGCTCCTTACAGAAATGGTTCTCAAGAGTATAAGTACACTTTTGTAAATGGGACATGTTATTCCTTTTGTGCTTCAGATCCTCAGTATTCTGTCATAGAGCATGGTACAATCAATAGCGTACCTCCTCTCCCGTATTGCCTAGAAGGAAGGCCTAATTACGATTGCCAGCCTAGTTGGGAAAAAGTATTAGAGGCTACATTAAAAGTTTTAGGCAGCGTGAACAATAAACCCAAGGAGTCGGTATCTGGTTGGTAAAATGATAGATTGCGACCTTTTTGAAACACACAAGGGGAATAAGAGCTATCCTTTAGTAGCTGAGTTAAATATAATAAATTCTAGACCTTCGTTTGTACGGGACGACTTTAAGTTATTTTTAACCCCTTTTATTGAGGATGGCGTACTGCATTGTGATTGGGTAAATCAAGAAAACGATTTAGATTTTAATCTTCTAAGAGCCGTATTTTTTATTAATAAAGTTCCTATGGAGGAGCATACTTTCACAATACCTCACAATGAGGATAATGAATCTTGGTGGGGACATCCTTACATGGATAGACTACTTAATAAATTAAGCATTAAATTTTATGGCTGCTGAATCTATTTTTAGTTTTTATAGCGGAAATGGGCACGATGGAAATCTATCTGTCTATACCAATGGCGCTATCTTTACTTTGGAGATGGAGAGGGTCTTTAGTAATAGGTATTTCACAAGACTTTTAAATCCTTTTTCTCAATATTCTTATAGAACTTTTATTAGCCCTGAAGGAGGGGAGACCGAGGCTTTTTCAGAAGAACAAAGGATAAACTTTTTAGACTATATAAAAAAAATATTGAAGTTAAAAGGCGTGTTCGAACAAAGCTACAGTGTTGGGCTTTTCGATTGGGATACACCTGAAGAGGCAGTAGGCCTGCTGACTGAATATTTTAATATTGAAGAAGTGATTCATAGAGATAGCGACTTCACATCACACCATAAGGCTCACGCCGCCGGATCATTCTTTTCTAGCGGATTTGAAGAAGCCTTAGTCATTAGTTATGACGGAGGAGGAAACGATGGCACTTTTTGCGTTTACGACCTAAAAAAACCCAACCCTGACTTCACTCAAATAAACGAAAAGGAGACGAATCCCTATCCAACAAAATATGCTAGGATAGGAAACTTCATAAAAGAAATAAGGAAGCTGCAGTTTGGGGACTATTTGGAAACAAAATCTCACCAACACAATGGGGTCAGTTACCCCGGAAAAATCATGGGTTTGGCTGGACATGGGTCATTCAATAAAGACTTTTATGAAAGAATTTTTGAATATTTTAATGATGGAATGGCTCAAAACATGTCTGAATCATATTTAAAAAACTTTGGGGATTTTAAATATAATCAATTTAAGGGAGCGCAAGCTTATGATTTGGCTTTTAGTGCCCAGTTAGCTTTTGAAGATACCTTTTTAAATGATTTTAAAAATTTTCTCAAGGATCACAAAAATGTTTGCCTGACTGGAGGAGGAGCTTTGAATGTTCTTCTCAACGAAAGATTAAGCAAAAGCTACCCTCATGTTAACTTTTTCGTACAACCGTCTCCGGGGGATAGCGGCTTATCTTACGGAATGATATCTCACTACGTCTATAAATGAAGAGAAGAATACTATACGTGCCGATGCACTTGTCTACTGGTGGCTCTCCTCAGTGGCTCTATGAATTAATTAAAGTAAGTATGATTCAGAACGAGGTTTTTGTTGCTGAGTTTAATAATTACGGTAGTTTCGAGATACAGAAAAATAAAATAATAGACTTAGTAGGAAGGAAAAAGCATGAATGCATAGGCCCTACATTTTCCGACAATTGGACAGAAGAGAGAAATAAGCTTTGGGATATTATACAAAAGTTTAAGCCTCATATAATCCATTTCAATGAGATTCCCGAAAACTTTGAATACAATGGGTTTCCTGAAAAGCTTTTAGAGAAGATCTATAACAAAAATAGATCCTATAAGATATTTGAAACTTGCCACTCTAACTCTTTTGACTTTAATAAAAAGATCCACCATCCGGACGCTTATGTTTGTGTTTCGGATTACCACCCAAATAAAATAAAAGAAGTATTTCCAGATGCAAAGGCTTACGTTTGGGATTACGATATATCCCCAAAGGAAAGACCAGACAGAGCAGAGACCCTAAAAGGGCTGGGCTTGGATCCTAATAAGTTGCATATCTTAAATGTGGGACTGTTTCATGATAACAAAAATCAAAAATTAATATATGACGTAGCCGAGAAATTATCAGAAGAGGATGTCCAGTTTCACTTCATAGGTAACGATTGCTATTTATGTAATTGCGGCATAAGGGATACAAACCTCCCTAACTGCAAAGTTTGGGGAGAAAGAAACGATGTAGAAAAGTTTTATTCTTGTATGGATTTATTCTTCTTTCCTTCCCTGAGGGAGCTCAACCCCCTAAGCGTTAAAGAGGCCTTGTCTTGGGGTATACCTATCCTAATGAACAAGTTAGAATGTTGTGGTCTATACGAAAGATATAAAGACAATGAGAACATAACTTTCATAGACGATGTAGACCCTGAGGAGTACATAAAATCTAAGTTAAATAAACCCAATAAGAAAGAAGATTTCAGAATAGCTTTGTATACCAGCTTCTACAACAACGCTAAGTATATACCGGGGCTATACGAACAAATACGAAATCAAACATACCAAAATTGGAAATGGTTTGTGACTGATGACTTTAGCAAAGATGATATAGTTAAGCGAGAACTTATGGAGTTGGCCTCCAAAGATAAAAGGGTGATATATTGTGAACAAAAAACTAAAAAAGAAATGTTCTGGAATCCGCAGCATTTTGTCACCGAAGATTGCGATTACTTAGCTCTAATCGATGCTGATGACGGCATTTATCCTAAAGCCGTTGAGTTCCTCAATCATATGTTAAGAAAGAACCCGGAGGCTTTTACTTTTTCTACTTGGTTTCATCAATATAAAACTGATGTAGAGAATACAGAGAACGTAACTAACGCAGACTTTTCTTTCCCTCAGGGAGATTGGTATACTTACTTGTCGAAAATAGAAGATGATCTACTTCAGGGCGGATTTGATTGGAAAACGATCAGAAGCTTTAGGTTTTTTGGTGCCCTAAGAGGACACAAGAACGCAAAGGAAGTGGAGATAGAAATAAATAAGCCAGAAAAGTCTGTGTACGAAGACTCTACTAGAATGTCTATATTGCAAAAATATGGAGACTACGTATTGTTTCCTAGGCCAATGTATAAAGTTTTAAATCATGATGCTTCTCATGCAACGCCGGGAAACATGGATCAGGAAGAGCATAGAGTCTCTAAGCAAAACTTATACGATTCTATTAAAAAAGGCGAAGCTTATCAAGACAACAAAATAATTGATAAGTATTATTCTTTTTTTGACGAACTATGCGCTCTTGCTTCCTCAGATATACATTACGAAACAGAACGAAAGAACTTATGCTTAATAACTAATAAAGCAATTACTAAACGAGAGTCTAACGATATACAGGACCTGTACTTTGATCATAATTTTTGTGTTAATTCTTACAACAAAGACGTAGACTATTTCTTTTTAGATATTAATAGTTTCAAAGAAGAAGATTTAAAAGAAATTTTTCAAAGGATATATGAATTAAACGGAAGTTTTCAAATTAATGCTTATTATTTACTAGAAAAAGAGACTAGTGAAAATATAAATAAAGCTGTAGACACCATGCGCCGCATCAGTAACGGAAAGATGCTCTCATGGAATTCTTTCTGTAGAAATCTAGTTTTTAAAATAAAAAACAAAGAAGAGAATAAGAAGAGGGCATATATCCAGATTGACAGCTCAAGTTTGGGGGACAACTTAGCTTGGGTTCCATATGTTGAAGAGTTTAGGGCGCAGAATGATTATGAAGTTTATTGCTATAGTTATAAGCAAGATTTGTATGTTCCTAATTACCCAAAAATTAAATTTCTTAATAATATCGAGGATAAATCCAAATATAAATGGGATAAGGAATACGGTATAGGTTGGTACAAAAATACGCCTGTGTGGGTCAAACGAGAAGAAGAGCAGAGAGCCGCTTCTTATTACCTAGGACTTCAGCATAGAGAACTCAAGCCTAAAATTTTTGTAGAGAATAAAGATAGAAACATAGAGGCTAAATATGTTTGTATATCTGTTCAGTCCACAGCGCAATGTAAGTATTGGAATAATCCTACTGGCTGGGATCAAGTAGTCGAATACCTTAACTCAAAGGGCATCAAGGTAGTTTGCATAGATAAACATTCCTCTTACGGAGGAAGGGATAAACACAACTATGTACCAGATGGAGCAATAAATAAGACAGGAGATTTTCCGCTACAGGAAAGAGCTACCGACTTATACCATTGTGAATTTTTCATAGGTCTTGGATCAGGCTTGTCTTGGCTAGCATGGGGCTTAGAAAAGGATGTGATTTTAATTAGCGGATTTAGTAATGAGCAAACTGAGTTTAGTACTCCTTATAGAGTCATTAATAAAAATGTTTGCAACTCGTGTTGGAATAGACATGAGTTTGATGCTGGTAATTGGAATTGGTGCCCAGATCAAGAGGGAACAGACAGAGAATTTGAATGCTCAAAACAGATTACCTTTGAGATGGTGAAAGAGCAAATAGATAAATTAATATGAAAGCAGAAGTATCAAATGGAGAGGTTTTGGATAAGCTATCTATCTTAGAGATTAAGCTGGAGAATATCGCAGATGAAGCGAAGTTGGCTAATATTCAAAAAGAACATGACGTTATTAAGGGAACTATTGGAGAGCCGACTTGGCATGAACACGTATTTAGGAAATATGGCTTTTACGATCAATTAAGAGAGGTAAATGGGGTATTATGGGAAATAGAGGACTCTATAAGACTAAAAGAAAAAGCTCAGGAATTTGATTCAGCTTTTATACAATTAGCCCGGCAAGTTTATCAAACTAACGATAAAAGAGCAGAAATAAAAAAAGAAATAAATATTTATACTGGCTCAGAGCTTTTAGAGGAAAAATCTTATGAAGATTACGCTTAATAATGTGTAATTTAAGTAGTATATGGCGGTTAAAAGGTATGTTGGAGATAAGCTAGTAGGCTTAGATAGCCAAAAAGATGGTGTCTTACATACCGTATCTGACGGCGCAAACTTTTACGCTACCGACTCACCTTACAAAGTATACATAAAAGAAAACGGTGTTTGGCAGGAAATAAGTGGGGGTAGTGGTAGCGGTACTTCTGGTTCTTCTGGTTCATCAGGCACTTCGGGTTCGTCTGGAGGAGATGGGAGTTCTGGTACTGCCGGTTCGTCTGGTTCGTCGGGTACTGCGGGTTCGTCTGGAGTAAGTTCCGGTGCTGGTACTTCTGGTTCTTCTGGTTCATCAGGCACTTCGGGTTCGTCTGGAGGAGATGGGAGTTCTGGTACTGCCGGTTCGTCTGGTTCGTCTGGTACCTCTGGTTCGTCTGGCACCTCTGGCTCATCTGGCTCATCTGGCACCTCTGGCTCATCTGGTGAAGATGGAAGTTCGGGTACTTCGGGTTCCTCTGGTTCGTCTGGTACCTCTGGTTCGTCTGGGACCTCTGGCTCATCTGGTGAAGATGGAAGTTCAGGTACATCTGGCTCATCTGGTGATGACGGTGTAGATGGTACATCTGGTTCATCTGGTTCGTCTGGTACTTCTGGCTCATCTGGCTCATCTGGTACGTCTGGCTCATCTGGTCAAGATGGAAGTTCAGGTACTTCGGGTTCATCTGGTTCGTCTGGTACTGCTGGCTCATCTGGTGAAGATGGGTCATCTGGCTCATCTGGTACTTCTGGCTCATCTGGTACATCTGGTTCCTCTGGTTCGTCTGGGACCTCTGGTTCCTCTGGTTCGTCTGGGACCTCTGGTTCCTCTGGTTCGTCTGGTACATCTGGTTCCTCTGGTTCGTCTGGTACATCTGGTTCCTCTGGTTCGTCTGGGACCTCTGGTTCCTCTGGTTCGTCTGGTACGTCTGGCTCATCTGGTGAAGATGGAAGTTCGGGTACATCTGGCTCATCTGGTTCGTCGGGTACTGCGGGTTCGTCTGGAGTAAGTTCTGGTGCTGGTACTTCAGGTTCCTCTGGTTCGTCTGGTACCTCTGGTTCGTCTGGCACCTCTGGCTCATCTGGCTCATCTGGCACCTCTGGCTCATCTGGTGAAGATGGAAGTTCGGGTACTTCGGGTTCCTCTGGTTCGTCTGGTACCTCTGGTTCATCAGGCACTTCGGGTTCGTCTGGAGGAGATGGGAGTTCTGGTACTGCCGGTTCGTCTGGTTCGTCGGGTACTGCGGGTTCGTCTGGAGTAAGTTCCGGTGCTGGCACTTCAGGTTCGTCTGGTTCGTCTGGTACCTCTGGCTCATCTGGCTCATCTGGTGTAGATGGTACTTCTGGCTCATCTGGCTCATCTGGTGTAAATGGTAATCAAGGTAACCAAGGTAATCAAGGTAACCAAGGTAATGT